TCTGCGATGGATAGATTCTGTGAGAACTTTGAGAAACTCTCTGACAGTGTAAAGAAACGATTGACAATAGAGAATGATGATAAGGCATCTATGTACTCTGTTGCAGATTTAATGTACATTCATCATAAGATTGGTATTCCAATTGTATTCGATTACCACCACCACCAATTTTGTACCGGTGATTTAACCGAACAACAAGCTCTTATCCTTGCAGTATCTACTTGGAACAAATCAGGTGTAAAGCCAGAAGTTCACTATTCAGAATCAAAAGCTTTACATGAAAGTGATGCAAAAATAAAACCACAAGCACATTCAGATTATATTACAAACCTACCAGATACTTATAATATTGATGTAGATGTTATGGTAGAAGCAAAAGCTAAAGAATTAGCTATCCTACCTTTTATTAATGAATTAACAATTAAACATGTCTCCACTAGAAAGGATTTACGAACAAAAGTGTCATACTCCATCTGATATTAACGAACATTTACCTACATTAAAAAAATATGCAGAAGAATGTGAGCATATTACCGAAATGGGAGTCCGTTGGGTAGTATCCACATTTGCGTTTATGATGGGTAATCCCAAAACTTTAATTTCATATGATTATAATGATGCACCCGGTATCAATGTTGCATACGAATTAGCAGAAATGCATGGGATTGATTTTAAGTTTGAGAGAGCCGATACTCGTGATTTAATAATCGAAGAAACTGATTTTTTATTCATAGATACATTACATCACTATGACCAATTAAAAATTGAATTGGAATTACATGGTAATAAAGCACGAAAGTATATTGCATTTCACGATACAACAACTTATGAATTTATTGGAGAAAGATATACAACGGGAGATGATTGGTTTGAAGAAGGTATGGGATTGTGGAAAGCAATTGAAGAGTTTTTAGAAGCAAATCCACACTGGGAATTGCACGAAAGATATACAAATAACAATGGTTTAACTATATTAAAGAGGAAATAATGAAAGTATTAATTACAGGTGTAGCTGGATTATTAGGCAGTAGATTAGCAGATTACATCATAGAAAATGTACCAGAAGCAGAAGTAGTAGGTATTGATGATTTAAGTGGTGGATATAAAGAAAATATTAATCCAAAGGTAACATTTTGGAATCAAGATATTGTCAATCACCCAATTGAAAATTGTTTTGAGGTATATAAGTTTGATTATGTATTTCATTTAGCAGCTTATGCGGCCGAAGGATTATCACCGTTTATCAGAAAGTACAACTATGAAAACAATTTAGTTGCAACTGCTAAAATAGTAAATAATTGTATTAAATATAATGTTAAAAGATTGGTATTCACTTCTACTCTTGCAGTATATGGACATGGCGAAGGTGGTATCTTTGATGAGAACCAACAACAAGCACCAATTGACCCATATGGTGTGGCAAAATATGGTTGTGAAATGGATATACAAATTGCAGGAGAACAGCATGGTTTAGATTGGTGTATTATCCGACCACATAATGTGTATGGTAGAAATCAAAACATTTGGGATAAGTACAGAAATGTTTTAGGTATTTGGATGTATCAGCACTTAAATGGTAAACCAATGACTATATTTGGTGATGGAGAACAAACGAGAGCATTTAGTTGTATTGATGATATTGTTGAACCACTATGGAAATCTGCTATTTTACCAGAAGCATCAAATCAAATTATCAATTTAGGTGGTGTAGAGGAATTTACAATCAACGATGCGTGTAAAGTATTACAAAAAGTAATTGGTGGTGGTACAATCGAATATAAAGAAGGTAGACATGAAGTTAAACATGCCATTCCAACTTGGAAGAAATCGATTGATATATTGGGATTTGAACACAAAACCGAATTAGAAGATGGATTGAAGGATATGTGGGAGTGGGCTCAAAAACAACCTAAAAGAGAACAATTCGTTTGGGATTCGTATGAGATAGATAATGGTATTTACTCATTTTGGAAAAACTAAAAAAAAAAATTATGACATTTGCAGATTATTACAACAAACTAGAACCAAAAAGTGATAAAGGTACTTTACACGATTATATTGATGGTTATTATTCAAATGAATTTACTGATAAAAAAACAGAAAAATTAACTATTGTAGAAATTGGTGTAAGAAGGGGAGATTCTTTACAATTATTAAGTAATTGGTTTATAAATTCATCAATTTTTGGAATTGATAATGGACATGAAATGAATGAAAATGATAAAGATTTTGTCAATACCATTCCAAATGTAACCATGTTATACGAAGATGCATATGATATTAATACTATTAATAAATTTGCTGATAATTCTTTAGATTATTTAATAGATGATGGTCCGCATACTTTAAATACCCAATTAATATCTATAAAAGAGTGGTTTAAAAAAATTAAATCAGGTGGAACTCTTATAATCGAAGATATACAAGATTGGGATAATGAAAAGAAATTTTTTGATAATGAATGTAATTTATTGGGAATATCATATGAATATATTGATTTGAGAAAAAATAAAGATAGGTATGATGATGTATTGATAATAATTAAAAAAATATAGCAAATGATTAAAAATCTAGTGTATTATTGTTATTTTGAAAATTCCGAAATAAATGAATTTGCAAATTATAATATTAATTTATTAAATCGCTATTTATCAACATTTAATGGACAAAGGATTATAAAAATTGCAGTAGATGATATGTCTAAAAATAATTCACATTTAATTGAATTATTTCCTAATTGTGATATTGAAATTGTACAAAACAATTCGGAAACAAGAGAATCGGAGTATTTTATTCAATCTTTAAAGGAAATTAAAAATAAAAATTCAATCACATTTTTTGGACATAATAAAGGTAGTAAAAGTGGTGGAAATGGAAATAATATAGTAAAAATTTGGTTATTATCAATGTATTTTTTTAATTTAGAAGAACATTATTTATCTAATATTGAATACAATTTAACAAATGATAAAACATTTAGTGGTATAATGCAAATAACTGTACCATGTCCTCCTTGGGTTACAACTAATTGGCATTATAGTGGAACATTTTTTTGGTTTAATACAGAAAAATTATTTAGTATAGATGGGTGGGATAGTTTTGAAAAAGGAAGATTTTCAGTAGAAGGTTATCCTGGAAAAATGGTAGATGTATCAAAATCACACGTTACATTATGTAGCGAAAGCTATAATTGGAACTCATATATGCCAACCATATGGAAAAAATATATAACAAAAGAAACAATAGGTGATAAACAATTAAATAAATATTTAGATTTACATAACAATATATTATAATGTATTCAGTTATTATACCCACTCTATGGAAGTGTGATAGATTAAAAGAAACACTTAAAGAATTAGATTCTCACCCATTAATTGGTGAGATTCTTTTGTTTGATAATACTACAAACAAAACACCGATTACGGATTTACCAAAATTAAAACATATTTTGGAAGGTAGAAATACATATGTAACTGCTCCTTGGAATAAAGGTGCAGCTATGGCACAATATGATAAGTTGTTGGTTCTAAACGATGATAATTGGATGGATTGGAATATATTGTATTCTTTAAGTGATTTTATTACAGAAGAGGTAGGTTTGATTGGTATGGATGAAAAAAACCATCATATGGCCGAAACTAACTATGAAATTGGATTAGAACCAATAGAACATCGTAATGGTGGATATGGTTGTGTATTATTTGTACATAAAAATAGTTGGATTCCAATACCAGAAGAAATGATGATTTGGGGACAAGATGATTGGTTATTTGTTAAAAACAGAAACTATGGTAAGCAAAACTACAAATTAGTAAATTTCAAAGTAAATGGTTCAGTATCATTAACACATGAGGCACTTGCAAATGATGATGAAATCAACAAAATTAAACAAAACGATTTAAAATTAAAAGAAAAATATAAATTATTTTAGTTATGTATTTACCTATACCCTATAAGATTACATATGATGTACAAAAATATCCATTTAGGAACATCGTATCCAAAATACTAGAAACAAATGGTGAAAGTTTGGAGAATTTACACAAAATACAACATTACGATTTATTGAGTAGAGAAAAAGACCAATCTACCATCTGGCACAAGCGATATTATGAAAAGTTTCAAAATGAGTTTTTACCAACTTATTTAGAATTAGTTAAAGAACTAAAAGAACGTTTTGAATATGAAGAAGTAATTTATCAATCAATTCCATCATTTAGAGTTCAGTTAGCAGATGGAAATTTGGGTGTGGGTGAATGGCATAAAGATAAAACATACAATCATGGAGCAAGTGAGGTAAATTTTTGGCTACCATTTACAGATGCTTGGACTAATAACACCATTTGGATGGAAAGTAAAGAGGATAAAGGTGATTATAAACCATATTATGTAAGATATGGTGAAATATTGATATTCAATGGTGCAAATCTAATGCATGGTAATAAAAACAATGATACTGATTCAACAAGAGTTTCTGTTGATTTTAGATTGGTAGACCCACAAAAATTTGTACCAAACGAAGCTGGTTCTATAAATATGAACTCAAAATTCGATATTGGTGGGTATTTTAATAAAATATAGTTAATTATTTGGTAAAATCATTTAAAAGTTGTATATTTGTAAAAGTAAATAAAAAATAAAAGAAATGAAATTAGTAACCGATATTCATGCGTTAAAACAACCAATCCCTAATACCAAATTTAGTAAGATTGAAGAAGAGTTAGCATCTGCTGCACTTTTAACTGCTATTGCAGAACATAAGTGTTTGGGTATGAGTGCAAATCAAATTGGGTTAAATAAAAGAATTTGTGTAATCAATGTAAGAGAAGAACCTATGATTTTAGTAAATCCTACTATCGTTAAAAGTAGTGAGGATACTTTAATTTATTTAGAAGGTTGTTTATCTATTCCAAAGACATTAGAAAAACCATTAAAAACAATTCGTAACTATGAGGTTACAATCAAAGCTGATAACTATTCAGAAGAGTTACACTTTGGTACATCTCGTAGAGAATACAAAGATGGGTATGAGTTAATGGATGATGTTGATTTGTTAGAATCAGTTTGTGTTCAACATGAGATTGACCACTTAAATGGTTTAACTATTCGTGATAGACAATATACCACTACCATTCAAAAAACTTCTTACGAAACTTTAGGTAGAAATGAAAAATTAATGTTAAAATCTCCACAAGGTAAAACTGAAATGATTAAAAAGAAGAAAGTTCAGGAATACCTACAAATGGGATATGAAGTAATTTAATATGATAGTAACAATATTTATAATATCCTCACTCTTTATTGGTTCTTTATATGTGAATTATAATCTATTTCGCAAATTAGAAGTATTGGAAGATGAGATTGAAAACAACTTAACTATATTCAAAGGAATTTATAATACAATGAAAGAAATAGATTCCACCGGCGCATTTCAATCAGATGATGAAGTGGGTTCTGTATTTGCAGATTTAAAGGAAATAGTAGAAAAAAACGAACAACTATTAAATTCGGAGTTTGGTAAAAAAGAGGAGGAATAGTGGGAAGGAAGAAAAAAGATACCCGTTACTTTACGGAAGAAACCGAAGCTGCTATTATAGCGTATAATAACTCATCAAGCGAAAGAGAACGAAACTTATTGTTTAGAGACCACATCTACTATTCTTTTTATAAGTTAGCGGAAAATGTTTTAAATACTTGGAAATTTACTTACTTTGATGATGATAAAGAAGATACGAAACAAGAAGTTATTTCTTTCTTATTGGAAAAAATACACAAATACCAACAAGATAAAGGAAAAGCATTCTCATACTTTACGATTGCAGTTAGAAACTATTTAATCTTAAATAACAACTCAAACTACAAACGATATAAAAGTACATCAAAGATTTCAGAGATGCCAGAGAATTGGAATCCTGAAAATGATTTTAAAGAAACACAACATAATGAAGAGTTCAAAATATTTAACAATAGAATGCTTCAATATTGGGATGAGAATCTAAATCGTATTTTTACAAAGAAAAGAGATATTCAAATTGCAGATTCTATTTTAGAGTTATTTCGTAGAGCAGAGTATATAGAAAGTTTCAATAAGAAGTCTTTATATCTTTTGGTAAGAGAAATGACAGGTCATAAAACACACTACATTACGAAGGTTGTGGCTAAAATGAAAGAAACACAAGTTAAGTTGTATGACCAGTTTTTAGATGATGGTGATATAATGGATGATGTAAATGACCCCTTTTGGGCAAAAACAATTAAAAGATAGTTAGAAGGTGGTCTTGTACCACCTTTTTTCTATGTATAATATTTATACTAAACAAAGAGTTATTATGGGTAATATTGATATGGATTTTGAAATCTTTAAGGGAAAATCTTTTTCTTCCCTATTAAAAGATATATACGAAAACCAACAAGGTAAAAAGAAAAACATTTCAGGTCTTATTGAGGAACTACGAAAACTAATTCGTAACCCACAGGATGCTATACAACTAACACCAATGATTACGCAGTTAATAAATGCGTCAATTAGTAACGATGACCATTTGGTTAAAATGGCTACGATTGCTCAAAGATTGATTCTTGCGGAAGGTAAGAGTAATGGTGAAGATGGTTGGTTAAGTGATGAGGATAGAAAGCAGTTAATGGAAGAAATTGAAGATACTGCAACAAAGATTGAGCAAAAGACTGATGATAAGTTAGAAGAAATAGAACAAGAATTAGAACAATTAAGACAGGGGATTAAATAAATGGCTGGGTTTGATTATCACAGAGGACATACCTCAACATCATCTGTAACATCTTATGGAAAAACGCATACTGAAAAGGCTGCTATTGTTCATAGTGTCATTACATCGTTTGATGATATTGATGATAATACCCTAAATCCAATAAATAAAGCATACGAAGAGTACCAATCGGATGATTATGTTACAAAAAATGCAAACATATATGGTGGTATTAAATTTAAATTTCCATCGGGTGCTGAATTAAATGAAAACAATTTACCAGTTGCTATACCATTAAACAAAAACAATTTATTGGTACCTGTAATTGGTGAGATGGTATTTGTTCAGCAAATATCTGGTATATGGTATTATACACTTACAAATTATAGTAACTCTGTTAATTTTAACACAAATCCATCTTTATTATCTCTTACAAAAAAAAATTCAAATGAAAATGATAGTTCTCAAACACAAGCATCACAAGTAAACGAAGTTGCAGCTACGGGTATTTCAAACTCAAATGAATCAAATGGTGCAATTAAAAAAACCATAAGAAAAGGATTTCAGGGCGATTATTTTAAGAGAGATTTAAAAATACATCAATTATCTTTAAGAGAAGGTGATAATGTTATACAAGGTAGATTTGGAAACTCAATTCGTTTGAGTGGATATTTACACGATGATAAAACAAATGGAATTTTTGACCCGGCTGTTATAATTCGTAATGGAGAATCGATTGATAATATGTCTAAAAAGATATATGATATAGTTGATGAAGATATTAATGAAGATGGAACATCATTACATATAACAAGTGGAAAATATGTTACAAAATATAAACCAGTAGTAAATTATTCAAAATCATCTCACAAATTTCCAAGTGAAGCGAAGGGAGACCAAATCGTAATAAATTCCGATAGAGTAACAATATCTTCAAAGGCAGAAGATTTATATTTGTTTTCTAAAAAGAAACTTTCTATATTTGCAAATGATGTAGTTAGTATAGATACTGATTCTATTGATTTTACTACACATAATGGTGATATGTATTTTACTGCAAAAAATAGAAATGATATGGTGTTTGAGGTTGAGAATGGTAAAATTATGTTAGGTGGTGGTAGTGTAAATCAACAAATGGTATTGGGTAATAAATTTACAAATTTAATTGCACAACTTATAGATGCTATAAATCAAATGCAAATAGCAACTCCATCAGGTCCGTCTGCCCCTGGTCCTATAAATAGACAGGCATTTACCGAAATAGGTAATCAGTTAAAGGATTGTCTTTCTAAAACAAATTATCTTATATAATGTCTTGGACTATTTTTAAATTAGAATTGGCATCCAAAATGGAAAACCCAAATTGGGATTCCGTTGAAGATTATGCCGATTTCTTTGTAAAAAAATATGATGAATGTGTTAAGCGTGGCTTTGATATAATTACAAAAAACACAGCAATAAAAGGTAATACTGAATTAATGAAATCTACTTTAATATTAGCTTTAATGCAAGGTACTAATTCAAAAAGTGAAGATTTCTATAACCAATCGCTTGCATTATATGGTAAAGCAATAATTTCGTATTGGGTTGGTGTTGAATTGGGAAAAATACCACCACTAATACCAGCACCAGGTACTATACTAAATCTATCAGTTGTTTCTAATACTGTAATAAATCCTGGCGTTTGGATAGAAACCCCAATACCAATTTTACCGTCTACAACTATAAATACATTTTTAGAAATTATTGTATTAGCTGCAAAAATACATTTAACAACAATTGGTGGCATATGTAATACAATATCACAATATCCACCCACCGCTCCTCCTGGACCAGGTATTTTGACTTGGCAAGGATACACTATAATAGAATAACCAAAAAACATATAACATATATTTATATAAGATAAACTACAATTTATTATGAATCAAACAGAATTAATTAAAGGTTTAGTTAAGGTTTTAAGAGAAGATATGAAAAAAACTCTTAAAGAAGAAATCCGCAAAGCGGTACGTGAGGTGTTAAACGAAGAATTGGAAACACCATCTAAACCACAAATAAAAGAAAATTACCAAGCAGTATCAAAGGATGATGGAAGTTGGGGAGAAATGAGATTTGATAAAAGAAGTGCAAATCCACATACTCCAAGAATTACACCTGATATGTTAGGATATGGTGATAACTCATTTGGTGAGGAATCAAATATGGCAGACCAATTTGGTGCTTCCGCAGGTGGACCATCGGTATTAGAGCAAGCAAGAATGATGGCACATAAGAATCCAGAGGGAGTTGATGTGTTGATGAAAGCAATGACAAGAGATTACTCACAATTAGTTAAGAAGTTTAATAAGAAATAATGGCATACGTTATACAGAAACCATTAATTATAGATACCCAAGACAAAAGTGTTGGTGTATCTCTTCCATTTACTGTTGGAAATAATGGATTCTTTGCTGTTACATATACCACAAAAGAACAAATAAAATCAGACCTTAAAAATTTGATTTTAACTAATAGAGGAGAAAGATTGGGAATACCAGATTTTGGATGTGATTTAAGAAAGGTTATATTTGAACAAGATGGACAAGATGCTTATGCATATATACAAGCCGAAATACAAGATTCAATTTCAACTTGGCTACCCTTTATAACAATAAATGGTATTAACATATCATCTAATGATGCATCAAAAGATAATAATAGAATAGATATTCAATTGGATTATACCTTATCATTTGCTGGTAACAATTCAAGAGACTCATTAAATATAACAGTATAATATGGCACTACTACCTACCGAAAAAAATTGGGGTAAAAACAATAAAGATATAAAATATCTTAATAGAGATTTTGCATCACTCCGTCAATCTCTTATTGAATTTACGAAAACATACTATGCTGATACGTTTAACGATTTTAATGAAGCATCGCCTGGTATGATGTTTTTGGAACAAGCTGCATTTGTTGGTGATGTTCTTTCTTATTATACAGATGCTCAATTAAAAGAATCATTTATTAATTTAGCTGGAAACTATAAAAACGTTTTAACTCAAGCACAAAATTTAGGATACAAACCAAAATTATCAAAGCCAGCAACAACAACTTTATCAGTTTATCAAACCGTTCCAAGTACAGGAAGTGGTATTAATAATAAACCTGATTATACTTATGCGTTGAAGATTAAACAGGGTATGCAAGTAAAATCTACTCTAAATACTAATTTGATTTTTACAACTACCGATGATGTAGATTTTAATGATGCAACTGATAGAGAGGTTAGTGTATTTCAAACAGATGGTGTTAAGCCACTATTATATCTTATAACAAAAAAAGTAAAAGCAATAAGCGCAGAATCAAAATCTGTAACGCAAGAGTTTTTTAGTTTTATAAAAAACCCAATCGTATCAATAAGTGATACTAACTTTATTGGAATAAGTAATGTGGTTGATAGCAATGGTAATAAATACTACGAAGTTCCTTATTTGGCGCAAGACATGATATATGTAAAAATACCAAATGTAGAATCAAACGACCCAACGTTATCACAATATAGAGAATCTGTACCATATTTATTAAAATTAATCCGCACACCTCGCAGATTTACAACAAAAGTAATGGATACTGGTGATATTGAATTACGTTTTGGTGGTGGTAGTGGGGATGTAAGTGATGAGATATTAATACCATCTACTAAAAATGTTGGTTTGGGTTTAAACAATTCAATTGATAAACTTGGTGAAACATTTGACCCAACACATTTTTTAAAAACATCAACATATGGTATAGCACCATCACAGACTACATTAACAATTAATTATTTATCTGGTGGTGGTATTTCGTCAAATGTACAAAGTGGTGATTTATCAACAATTAATTTAATTGAATTTGATGAAGATTTGATACAATATACACCAATATCATTACCACAATATAACCAATCAAAACAATCGGTAGCGGTTACTAATTTAGAACCAGCAGTAGGTGGAGCTGGTGGTGAAACTATTGAAGAAATTAGAGAAAACGCAATAGCAAACTATGGTTCTCAAAATAGAGCAGTAACTCGTAAAGATTACGAAATTAGAACACTTGCTATGGATGCTCAATTCGGTGGTGTTGCAAAAGTTTATGTAGCACAAGATACTGCATTGGATGATACAAAGGTACAATCGGTTTTAAGAGATGATACTGCTAGGCAACAATTTTTAAATTTAGTAAAATCATCAGTAGGTAAAAGTGATACGGAAATAGGTGACCAGATTGAAAGATATATTTTACAACAAAAATCTATAAACGCGGAGTTTAATAATCCATTTGCTATCAATATGTATCTTTTGGGATATGATGTTAATGGCAACCTCACCACACTAAATGATGCAGTTAGACAAAATCTAAAAACATATTTAGAAGAATATAGAATGTTGACAGATGCGGTTAATATGTTAGATGGATTTGTTATTAATATTGGTATAAACTATGAGATTACAGTATTTTCCAACTACAATAAACGAGAAGTTTTATTAAAAGCCAATCAAGCATTAATAAACTATTTTGATATTACAAAATGGCAAATGAACGAACCTATAAATTTAAGTGAGATTGAATTGGAAATAGCAAATATAGATGGTGTATCTTCCGTTCAAAATGTGGAAGTTGTAAATTTAAGAGGTAGTAATTATTCTACATACGCTTACAACATTAAAGAGGCAACTCGTAACAAAATGGTTTATCCATCTTTAGACCCTGCAATCTTTGAAATTAAATTTCCAAACACAGATATTAAAGGAAGAGCACTATAATGAACATATTTTACACAGCATCATCGGATGCAAGTATATACTTACAACAACCATACCAAAATACTGGTATTGATGAGATATTAGAAGTATCTAAACAATACTATGGTGATACAAAAGATATTGCTAGAACTTTAATAAAGTTTGATTTAACTGCCATATCTCGTAGTGTAGCTAGTGGTGAAATTCCATCCGGTTCTTTTACTGCATCGTTAGAATTAAAGTTAGCAGAAGCAAATGAAATACCCGCAACAATTACATTACAAGCATACCCAATCTCACAGAGTTGGGAAAATGGTACTGGTACTCGTTTTGATAAAATATCTACAAATGGTGTAACTTGGATTTATCGTAATGGTGATGATACAACATCTATATGGAATGATGATATAAATGGTATTACCGCATCTTTTACTGCTGGAACAACTGGTTCTTGGACTGGATATGGTGGTACTTGGCACACACAATCAGCTGATAGTAATACATACTCATATGAGTTAGGTGATGTAACTTTTGATATTACACAACAACTTCGTGTTTGGTTAAGTGGTAGTTATGCTAACAATGGCTTAATTATCAAATATAATTCAGAAGCAGAAGAAGATAGAGTTGATTATGGTTCTATAAAGTTTTTCTCAAAAGAAACAAATACCATCTACCAACCAAAATTAAAAATTAGTTGGCAAGAAACATCACCATCAACAGGTAGTTTAGCAGCTGTTGGTACTAGACAATATAGAGTTTATTCATCTAATTTAAAAAACCAATACAAGTTAGGACAAAAAGTACAAATAAAATTATTAGCGAGAGAGTTATATCCAATTAAACAATTTAACCCGATAACATCTGGAAATGTTTATCCAACATTTGAATATCAAACTGGATATAAATTACCAACAGAAAGTTATTATACTATAAAAGATACGATTACAAAAGAAACAATTGTACCATACGATGTAAATTCAAAAGTATTAGTAGGAACAGATAGTAATATCATTCGTCTAGACTTTACTAATTTTGCTTATGGTAGAGTATATAATCTAATGGTGAAAGTTGTTGAAGATTATAACGAAGAAGAATTTGAATTGGGTGATTTTGAAATAATCAAATAATGGCAATAGATAGAACAAATATAAATTATAGTGATAGCTTATCCGAAACACTATCAACTAAATTATATACCGATGACTTAAATAGTATTCAGGTTGAAAAATCTGTTGATACAAAGGTTACGGAATTAATTAAACCATTACCAACTCCAAATTTAGATTTAGTACCAAAGCCAATATATGATGCGGAGGTGGAATTAAATGCGGAATTAAATAGAGAAATTACAAATTTAAATACTGAAATAGCAGATTTAACAGAAAAATTAAATCAAAAAACTTCGGATAGTGGTTCATTGTACGTTTCAAACGATTTCCTTAAAATAACAAATGCAAATTTAGAAAACAATTTGGCAGCACAAAATAATATAGTTAGTGAATTGAGAACAGGATTATCAACTGCTATACAAAAATCAATTTCAGAAAATGCGGAACGAACGGGATTGGAAGCCGAAACATCTGGTCTAACCGCACAAAAAACTGCTTTATTAAAACAAATAGATACTTTAAATAATTTGGTAAAAGCGGCAGGTGCTTCATTGGAATCCGTTCAATCATCGTTAATTGATTCGCAACGGGCGTTAGCAGAAGCACAGACTTCAAATTCACAAGCGCAAGCTAGAGCAGCAGCTGAACAATCTATAAGAATACAATCGGAATTATCTAAAACAAAGAAAAAGAAAATTATTTGTAACGAACTATATAATCAAGGTTATTTACCACAGCACATTTGGAATGCGGATGAACGATATGGTAATATGATGTTTGATAAAGAACCAAAATTAGTATTAGGTTATATGATGTGGGCAAAGGATGTGGTTAAGTTTATGAAAGAAAAACCTAAATATACCAAATGGATTTATACGATAGTTAAACCTTGGACAGAACATATGGCATATGAGATGGGTGAATTACCTAATGATAATTTCATAGGAAAAATTATTCATAATGTTGGTAAGAAATATTGCTATTATGTATATAATCAAACAATGAGTAAAAGAAATTTAGCATACTAATAATGGCAATAAAAGATTTTAAAAATATCGAAAAAATAAATCAGGAGTTAGAGCAAACTGCTCAACTAATAAAACCTGCTGATTTAAATATATTTAAAACATCCGCTAAAAGTGTAGATGATTTTGGATTATCAAAAAATGATGCTATTGAGTTCCGTTTATATGATATTTCAAATAATCTATTAGAACAAACTAATGGTGTTAAAGTTAGATATATCCACAAAGATGAACTATTCAAATATTTAAAACAGTCATTAGATACAACAACTGGTGAAAAAATATTTGAAATTGATGTTGAGAAATTGGTATTTGACGCAGGATATGGAAATGGTGAGTTTAGAGTAAGTTTTGCATTTGTTAAAAACTATGTAGGAAACGAAAATAAAAAGAAAAGAGTTTGGATACATGAAGTATCACCATCACGAACTGAAATTAGAGTATTACCATTGTTAGGCTCCGATAGCAGTATTAATGTGGATTTGGAAGATAGATATTATTCTTTTATGGATAACGTAGTTGAGCTTCGTCAATCTTATAAAGAAATACAAGCATTTTTAGATAAAATAGAATTAAACATATCAACACTTATAGATGATTATTTTATATCATCTTTTGGACCAAAATATATTGAAGTAATAAACAAAGACTTTATTTTCGGTGGACCAGATGGTTATACGAATTTCAAAAATAAAGTTTATGTAAATTTCCGTGAATCGGTTATAAATGAAATCAATGGAAAACAATTTAGATTGGGTTCGGTTGATTATGGGCAACAAATAAGTGCTACAATTGATTTAGATGATTTTGTATCAACTGCAGAATTTAGACTAATTATAGAAAATAGATTACACGATTCGGTTGAATATAATATTGAAAGACTTCCTAAAAAAATATATAGTTTGTTATTTAAAGAAGTAATTGGTGAATATAGACCATCGAAAGAATTACAATCTTTATTAAATACTGGATATAATTCAGTTACTAAATTACAATCTATACAAGATTCCACCGGCGTAAATCCTAACCAAACAAATAGAACAACAACTAAATTAGCGGATAGAGTTATATACGAAGAAGAGAAAAAGAAAGAGTTACCACAAGATAAAGAGCCACGTAGAGAACCATATGTTCCACCAACTATATACCGAGAACCTGCGGGAACTGTTTTGGTTTCAGATGTAATACCTGGTAGAAAACCACCAGAGGCAATAAATCCAGGATTTGAAACAAGTGATTATGGATTCACACCAGGCGCACCAATCGGCCCTCCAGTAATTCCATTAGAACCAGTAATACCACAAGGTACATCCACTTCTATATCACCATCTCAATTCTACTATACGTTAGATAATGAAACGGATAGTGACCAGACCGTAACATATAATGTTGGTCCTAACGCAACACTATTGACTATGGTAGTTCCAGCCAGAGGAAATAGAATTGTTTGTGCAAATGTTGGAACTGTTAATGGTAATGTTACAAAGAATGCAAGAGCTGGTTGTGGTGGTGGAGAAGTAATAACCACACCTACAAGAGCAGCAGCTCCAACAACCACTACTTCGTCTGGCGGAGGAGGTGGAGGCGCAGGCGATGGTGGTAGAAGTAATGATTTATTTATTGATTCATCAATCACCTCATAGGATAGAAACCCAAAATCCTAAAAAGTGATAATTATAGTAAAGAAATAATACAAAATGGCTTTAACACCAGAGCAAAAGGCGGAAGCGGATAAATTGGGAATACCCTACGATACATACGAAGCCAGCATCGCACAGATGATAGCTGATTTGGCAAAAATCGTAGAAGGATTTAATGCTCCTGGTGGTATAAACACCGCCGAAGGCCAAGCCGCATTGACGGCAGGTATAGCTGCTAATATTGGTAATATAAATCCACTCACAATGTTGGGTAGTGATACTATTGGGCCAATACAAAGTGGTATTACTTTAACAAGAGCTGATGGTTCTAGGGAGGTTATATCATCAACCAATCCTACGCAAGATTTATCATCGCAAACCGCTATTGATAAATTAATGAAAGATGTTGTTAATATAAATTATTTAGATAACAACGCTGGTAAAAATGTAGATGTACCAATCACCCGTCCAGTTAAAACAATCAATGTAAAGGTAGTAAATAATTCAGTATCAAAAGGAACTACAACTTACACTATAAATGGTCAAATCGTAGAAGAGGGTAGTACTACTCAATTTAATTTAGATAAATTAAATGATAGTACAATAATTTTTCCAAATTATGATACAAATAAATACACCATTTTAAATAGATTTATAATTGGTAAAAGCGGTGATGGTTTGGTTTTAAATGAAGTAGAGGGTAGTACGCCAAAAGAACCAATATTTTTTCCAAAAACACCAGCAACTCTTGAATTAAATTATAAATATCAGGTAATTCAAAATCCCCCATCTACTAAAACCAAATCAAAAACTATTGCTGGTGGAACAACCTATACAGTAAAGCAAGAATTTGGATTTGTAACAAATTATAGACAATCTCCGTTTAACATTAGAGTTGATAGTGCAGATTTATCATCACCATTATTATTAAAAACAGATGATGGTGCTACTATTACAACCGACAATAGAGAATTACGGGATGTTTCATTTTCAGTATCAAATACTGGTAACTATGATTTAGTTGGATTAAAATGGGCTTATGCCGGGGATGATAATTTTACAACAGATGGATTTAGAGATGGTAGATTGATTATACCATCAAACAAATTAATCCGTAACATAAATGTTATGGTTGATTTGAAACCAAGCGAAAACAAAATCGCTGGTGTTCAAGTCGATTCATTACAGCCTAATTTTAAAATTTCAGGTACAACTTTACGTTCAAAATATAAAACACAAACGATACAAGTACCAATTGCAATAAGAAATGCAGAAGGTGTTATTGTTAAAACTCCGTTTGCTCAAAGAGTAATTGGTGCTACTGCTGGTAGTATATACGAAAATAAGGTAATTACATTAGATTTAAAAGCTGATTTTAATAATAACATTGGTTCATTTAAAGTTGCTTTTATATCAACTAATAGTGTGTTTGGAGATGCACCAAATCCTGGCTACACTACCATAAATTTAAGTGAAGGATATGATGTACCATTAATTAACGATTTAGATTTTCCAGATTCAATAACAATTCCAACATATACGTTGGGAGATTACCCATTTAGTACAACATATCGTTCAGATACCGCAGATTATGTAATTGTATATCACACCAGTGAGGAAGATAAAAATATAATTGGCAAGTATGGTAAAGCAGATACATTAAACTTTAATTTTAATGATTTAAAAAGCAAAGGCGCTTTAAATTCATCATCAAAAATTGATTTGATATTTGTTCCATACGATGAAAGTAATGTGAATGGTCAATCCATAATGGAAGCTATTCGTGGTGATGAAACTAAAATTACAATATCAGTAACGGAGCCTCCTCTTTATATTTCAACCGATAAATTAAAACAAGATTTTTATAATTCAATAATTAGTAATATTGATTTTAATTTAGAAGATACTCCAAAGTATTTAAATCATCTTGCTGAATTTGATAAAGAAGATAAACAAATTGTAATATCAAACTGGGATGAAGATAATTCAACATTTACTAATTTTAGAATTGATGAATTAGGAAATCAAATACCTGTTGATATACAACGAAGTATTGTTTTAAAATTATACGAACCATTACCGACAACTATTACTAAAAATGATAGTTTGTGGATTAGTAAAATAATGGCCTTGCCAATTGTAAGAACAATTACAATAACAAGTGAAAGTGAGCAAAATTTAAAATATTTAAGAGGTCCTAATTTTGATATAGATGTAGATTTTGTTAAAGAACAATCAACATCGTTTGAATCGTTAGACCAACTTATTCTTTCCGGTTCTACATCATCACAACAAATTGTTGATAAATACTTATACGATAATTTATTTGAGGTAGATAAGGTCAATATAGATTATAGTGATTTTAATAATTTTGTAAAATATAGTTCGGCGGTTGAAAGATTAGCCAACTTTAAATACAAAAAAGAATTATTAGAATACTATGATGATAGGATTTTTCATTTACAAACATTTACCGGCTCTGTTAGTATTATAAATGAAATAACATCATATGAAACAAAAAAAGTAAATTTATTAAATGCATTTGATGGTTGGGAAAACTATGTGGTATCATCATCTGTTTCAAATTTTCCAAAGGTCGGTTTATTTGCTGGTAAATTTACAACTGGTTCATTTGATGCAAATGGAAACTACATTGTTCAGTATGCACCAACTGGTTCTGGTACAACAACTAATTGGTTTAACTCTACGTTATCTATTGCTGATAATTATGATAAAAACAATAGAAACTTATTAAAAAACAATATACCATTACATCTTATAGATAGTGGTGATAATGATAGTTATTTGTTGTTTTTAGATATGATTGGTCATCACTTTGATATTATTTGGTCTTACATAAAAGGTATGGCCGAAACAAAGAACATAACGGAAACAAATGATTATGGTATTCATGATGATTTCTTATATGATTATCTAAAATCATTTGGTTGGGATGCAAAAAATCTAAACTCAAATCAACAACTATGGAAATATGCATTTGGAAAAGATGCAGATGGGAATGTAGTTGAAGAAAATACACCAGAGCAAAGAACCAAATCAATTTGGAGAAGAATTGCTAATAACTTACCTTATTTATTAAAACACAAAGGTACAAAGCGTGGTATTCAAGCTCTATTAAATTGCTATGGAATTGCTAACTCTAACTTATCTATTATAGAGTTTGGTGGACCGGATACCGATGATGCATTAGAGTCTACAAAATATATATACGATACACAAACTGCAAATTTAAATTTCATAAGCGGTTCGTATTTAACTACAAATTGGAGTGGTTCAAACGCAATTGAGTTAAGAATCAAACCCGCGTATTCTGGTAGTGGAATGACTTTAGTTTCGGGTAGTTCATTTAAACTATCATTAGTACCGGGTAATCATTCCTCACAAACATCTGGTAGTTTAGAATTAACATTTACATCAGGTTCCCCTGCTTTAACAGTAACCTATGTAACAAATCAATATCAATTCTACGATGGAAACTACCATAGTATATTATTAAATAGAGAAGCAATTGGTACTGATTCTACATTCACACTTTACTATAAAAATGGTGAAAAGGATAGGATAATAAAATCCGGAAGTTATTCGTTTGGAATAGGTAGTGCTCCTTGGAATACTGGTTCAACTATACAATTGGGTGGTAATTATGTAGGTGAAATGGATGAGTTCCGTATGTGGAATACTGCATTGAGTGAAAGTGCATTTGACTTACACGTTTTGCATCCGGAAGCTATAAATGGTAATCATATATCAGCATCTACAACCGATTTACAAGTTCGTTTAGATTTTGAGTGGCCAAAGAATTTGGCATTGACGGCATCTGTTAAAAACGTAGCACCAAAAAATACATATCAAACATATGTAAGTGCAAGTGGGTTTAATAATATAGCAGCATATCCATACCAATATGAAATTATAGATAGAACTGTTAGTTTGGAAATACCAAATTCAGGAGCATCTCGATATAGTTCTAACAAAGTAAGATTTGAGGACCAAACTCTAATAAGTGATTTATCATACAAATCGCGTTCAACTAAAAAAGCATACGAAACATCAAAGCGTGATAGCAATAGATTAGGATTATTTTTCTCTCCAAATAAAGATTTAGATTTGGATATTGCTAAATCATTTGGTGGAGTTAGTATAGATGATTATATTGGGGCATACGATGACCAGTATCAGGACACTTACAAAGATTTAGCCGATTTAAGAAACTACTATTTTGAAAGAATAGGTGAAAGAGATATTTATCAATTTATCAATTTAGTTCGTCTTTATGACAAATCGTTATTTCTAAACCTTAAAGAGATGATACCTGCAAGGGTTAAAGCTACAACTGGTTTATTAATAGCACCACACTTATTAGAAAGAAGTAAGCATAGAATACGGCCGGTAACTACCGAATATACATCATCAAACGCAGATACTACTATTGTAATTACAGATACTACACTAATTAGTGGTGATGTGAATATATACGATGCTAATTTAATGTTGACTGCATCTACATTATTGGTTGGTGAGTTTGGTAATTACGAAGCATCTTTAAGTTTAGCAACATCAAATGTATTAGAAGCTGAAAATGATAGTTATGAAACTACAATTAACACATTAGATATAGATAATTTAGTTTTGGTTGATAATTACTACGAAACCAATCAAACCGCATCTATTGATACTAGAATAATATCAGGAAGTTTAACGGCTGAATTTGAATTATTAGGCAGTACAATTGTAAATGTAGGTGAATTATATAGTGATGTTGGATATAATACTTATTTTGACAATGGTTGGGCTAGGTTAAATTATGAAGATTATGATGGTACATATAAATCCAGAAAAGTAAGAGGATTTGTAGTTACTCGTAGAAGTGATTTGATAATACCTATGAATGTTGGTGGAATTTCTGGCTCAATTTATGAAGATATATTAACAGATGTCTTTACACAAGAATTAATATTACAAGAGGGATACCAAACTGCTTCATTAGCTAGTGATGTAAATATAGTTTCTATCACAACTGCGAGTGGATATTTAAAATCTCACTATATATATAATAAAGATAGAAGCATAGGTTTGGAAAACACATTCTTCAAAGGTGCTAAACAAACAACTGCAACTACTATTGATGGTAGAGCAGCGGTTGAAGAGTTCGTATCTAATCCTACTATCCTACGTGTTAATGAGAATGGAAGACCTAACAACGAACCGATATTGGTTGTTGATTAATAAAGTTAAAAAAAAAGTAAAAAATTATATATTATATATTTATTAATGATATAAAATACAAATATGGGATATTTAGATAATACTACAATTACTGTTGATGCTATTCTTACAAAAAAAGGAAGAGAGAAGTTAGCATCCGGACAATCATTAAACATTACACAATTTGCTTTGGGTGATGATGAAATTGATTACGCTTTATACGATGCAGCACACCCAAAGGGTTCTGCTTACTATGATGCATCAATAAAAGCTACTCCTATTTTAGAAGCATCACCAGATGAAACTCAAGTATTGAAGTATAAATTGGTTACATTACCAAAGAATACTACAAAAATTCCACAAGTTTCATTGAATGTTACTATAATAGCGGCTAAAACAACATCGGGTCAATTCCCAATAACACCAACAACTTCTCCATCTGGAAATAAGAATGCTGGTTATACTGCAATATTGGCTAACAAAAACGCAGGTTCTCTTATTGGTGAAGGTTTGACAAGTGCAAATACAACTTCAACAACTTTCTTGGGTTCAAATATTACAACAACCGCAGAAGTTGCAAAGGGTTTAACTTTCTCTTTCATACCTAATAGTTCATTAACATCAAACGTTTCTACAACAATAACAATATTTGGAAATGAGACAGGTGGTTCAGTAACAATTCCAGTTACAGTAACCTATGTAACACCTGTATAATAAATTGGATAATAAAACAATATGGCAACTTTAGGACAAAATACAGGTACCCAACTTATCAACGATTTAGCATCGTATCTAAACTCACAACAGCAAACAGCTAATGGTGCATTAGATACTACTCAATTGGCTGGTATCATTAACAGATATTTAACAACTGGTGAACAATTAGTAACCGAAACTGGTGTTGTTACAAATTCAATCTACAAACAATTCAATACAACTGATATTGTAACTGCAAGAAATGAAATTGTAACAACTGGTTTGTGGAGTAGTGGGGCTGGGCAATTAAGTACATTTTTCACAGGTTCTACTCCAGCAGTAGCAGGACAAAGCGGTTCAGCAACAGATGAGTATTACTATAATGTTTATGGGAGTGCAACAACTGCTTCGGCAGAGGTTGAGTTTGCAGTATCATATGGACACATTAGCGGCTCTGGTGCTCCTGATTTAGCAGCTAATCCAGATTCAACTTTACCAACAAAAGCAACATATGTACAATATCGTTCTATATTATTGAATAGTGGTGTTTCTAAATTTCAATTTATTACAGCTTCAGCAGACCCATATTATGAGAGTGATGATATTTATATCATAAATGTTGCCCGTGCAAGATACAGAGAAAGAATGGATGCAGGTAATATTTCATTAACTCTATCCGGTTCAAACGGAATACATACTTTCATTGATAATAGTGGACAAAAATTTGATTTCCAAACTAACTATGGTGTTAGAGAATTTGATATTGTTAAAGGAGATTTAAATTTAGGAACAAATAACGCAGCAACAATAACTACAACCACCGCTTCAAATGGACAAGGATTTGGCAAGTTTTATCCAGAGCAAGGTATTATTGTTCTTAACCCAACTGCATTAGCATCTACCGTTGGTAGCGAATTAACACCATCTGGTTCATATAATGTTTATGCATGGAATCATAAACGTATATTTAACGCAATTAGTGGAGGTGCAGATTTTGATGCAAGAAGAACTGAAAATGTTTCTACATCACACTACTTTGTAAGAGTATTTAACAGAGAGTTTAACTACTCAAATAATCCATCTTATACAAGCGGTTCACAAGGAGCATTCTACCAAGATACTTTCAAAACAGACCCGAAAGCATATATAACTTCAATCGGTCTTTATAACGATGCAAACGAATTGTTAGCAATTGCAAAAACATCTAAACCAATTGAAAAATCATTCTCAAAAGAATTGGTATTAAAGGTTAAATTAGATTTCTAATCTAAACAAACTATAAAAGTTGAACCCATCCCAAAAAGGTGGGTTTTTCTTTTTCTTATATTTATTATAGATGAAGAAAATACCTAAAAGTGATATTAGTATAAGACCATTTAAGGTCTACAAATCATATACTGCAACTAACGCAGATAGTGGTAGTGGTTACAATAGATATTTAGCAGAAAACAAATATGCTACTGCTGATGCATTATCCGAAGGTGATTTATTTTTACATTCTATGTGGCATCAAATACACAGAATGTATTATGACCAAATCTACAATCCATTAAGAACATATGGTAGAGAAATTGCAGATTATGTAACGGATACTAGAAGTTATGGAAAAAAGGCGTTACAATCAAAGTGTGTTGTATTTACAATACCACAAAATCACTATGGTGAAGAAATTAAACCAAAATCAATAATATTAACCGATGTTGATAGTTTAGAAACTGAATCGCCAAGACTATTTAAGGATGATGGGTATGGGAATATATTAAGCAATAAAGAAACATTTGATGTACTTAATTTAAATTTACAAACATCTCAATTTCAAATTGTAGATGGTGTTGGTAATATTATTGATTTAACAATTATTTCCTTTGATGCCGATACTTCTATTTTAGTAGTTGAAACGGATGAAGGTGATAGTGGATTTATAGTATTTAAATTATCAACGGGTGATGGGTTATTTTTGGGAGAAGATAATCTTAATAATACATATAACATAGGACAAGTTGAAACTGAACCAAATTTAACTCAATTTAAGTATGCAAAAAGTGTAGTTGGTAATGTTAGTTATGAACATGGTATAATTGTTATAACAACATCTGTTGGTATAGAAACCGAAATGGCTAATTTTCAATTAGAATATAAAGGTACAAATACAATATACGAAAACGAATATTATATCATAGTTGGTGAAGATGAGTTTAATGTATCAACAAACCCAACTGCAATAGTAGAAATCGGCGGCAGTATTACAACTGCTTCGGTTTTTGATTTTAGTTCTATATCTACTAATCCAAATATATACACACAATCGATTCATATTGATGGACAAAAATTCATTAAAAAGAAAAGTGTATTGCCAGATGGAACAGAAACGGATAGAAATATAGTAACCACACATTTATTTCCATCTGGTAGTAGATATTTGGGACAAGTATTAACTGCATCATTAGCAGTAACTGGTAGTGGTGGTTTTGGTGATTATGAAATTTCATCTTCAATAGACCAAACTGGTTCGTATCTTGCACCATTTATAACAACAATTGGTTTATATGATGATAATATGGATATGGTAGCAGTGGCTAAATTGGGAAAACCAATAAAATCATTACCTGATTTCCCGGTAAACTTTATTGTTAGAATAGATACTTAAAAAATAATACTATATATTTATATTATATAAAAGGAAAAATATGGCAAACACAAATTGGAAAGGTAGTATAATAGATACTTACAATGGTAACGAAAAATTTGCAGGAAATAATAGAGATGCAAAGGGCGTAGATAATGCACCTGGTGTTGATTTCTTACAACAATTATACAAGGGAGTTGAATCGGTTGATGGTTTTAAAACAAAATTAAATCCAAAAGACCATACGCCTACAAATTTTAATATGGTTGATACAACAAGTAAAATAGTATCTCCTAAATTTGAAGAATTAGTTACAAATAAGGGATATGCATGGGATGGTATTAGTGGTATATCTCCATTTAATAATAAAAAGAAATACAAAGATAGTATTAAATTAGTATAATAAAGTTTTGGCTAAAAAGAAAAGTTACAAAGGTACAGCAATAAAAAATGGATTTAGAAGTGGGTTGGAAGAGGTAGTATCTAACCAACTCACATCTAATGGAATAGTTACTCAATACGAAAGTAAGGATAATATAATTCCATATATAGTTCCAGCTACAAATCACAAATATCTTCCAGATTTTAGATTACCCAATGGTATCATAGTAGAAACCAAAGGTAGATTTGTATTGTCAGATAGAAAGAAACATTTGTTAATCAAACAACAACATCCTAATTTGGATATTCGTTTTGTATTCACATCATCCAAAAACAAAATCAGTAAAGCATCTAAAACTACATACGCCGATTGGTGTGTAAAGAATGGTTTTAAATACGCCGATAAACTTATTCCAGATTCTTGGATAAATGAGTAAATAAATTAGGAATTACAAAAATAATTTCGTATATTTGACTTATGCAATTAATAAGTCTTTTCCAAAAGTATTTAGGAAGTTCTGCTACTCTTAAAAAAGATGAGCATGCTTTCCATTGTCCATTCTGTCATCACCACAAACCAAAACTACAAGTCAATACAAGAACAAATAAGTTCCATTGTTGGGTATGTAATTCAGGTGGTAGTATAACGTATCTGGCCAAACGTATTGGTATGAATACGGATGATTTACAGATAATCTTTGGTGAGTCTAATACTAAATTAAAAACTGCTATGAGTTCTAACAAAACTCTAAATGAGCAATTTTTGGATATGTGGGAAAAGTATGAGGAAGAAGATGAAGAAAACCATGTGTACTTATCATTACCTCCAGGATTCAAATCGGCATTAGAACTTACACCAAATGTTACTAATCCAATTGAAGGTCATGCTATTCAATATCTAAAAAACAGAGGGTTAAGTAAGAAAGAGATTATTAAATACAACATTGGATTTACATCGGAAGGTGTATATAAAGATAGAGTTATTATTCCATCATATGATAAAGATGGTATGTTAAATTACTTTATTGCTAGACATATTGATGCAAATAGTAAATACAAATACAAAAATCCACCAGTAAGTAAAAATATAATTGCATTTGAAAATCAAATAGATTGGACCGAACCAATTACACTATGTGAAGGTGCTTTTGATGCTATTGCTTTAAAACGAAATGCTATTCCTTTGTTTGGTAAATTTGTACCTAGAAAGTTAGATACTGAAATTAAAAAAAGAGTAGCTGATGGTGAAGTTAAAGAAATGGTTATTGCATTGGATAATGATGCAAAACAAGACTCTTTAAAGATTTACGAAAAATATAATACCATAATACCAACAATAAAGTTAATAGACTTTCAAGAAAAGGATGCAGGTGAATTAAAGTTCAAAGATATTTTGATATATCAAAAAAATTCCGTAACTTTGAGTTTTGAAAGTTTAATCAAACAGAAACTATCTTTTATTAAATGAGAAATATAGATTTAGGTTTTAAGAAAATTAAGACCATTTATCATATTGCAGATGTCCACATTCGCAATTTGAAGAGACATGAAGAATATAAGGAAGTATTCCAAAAATTATATTCAGATATAAAGCAACGTGGTACAAACGATGCAATAATTTATTTAGCTGGTGATATAGCTCATGCTAAATTAGAATTATCACCAGAATTAGTAAAGGAGATTTCTGCTTTTTTAAGAGAGTGCTCGGAGTTATGTCCTACATTCTTAATCGCAGGTAATCACGATTGTAATTTAAATAATATCCACAGACTAGATGCTTTATCTCCAATTGTAGATGGTCTTAATTTGCCCAATCTATATTACCTACGTGATACGGAAGTAGTTAAAGTTCATAATATTACATTTGGTGTATTCAGTATTTTTGATAAGAAAGAGAATTGGCCGAAAGGAGTGGATATTCAGGGTGATGTTAAGATTGCTCTTTTTCACGGACCAATTGATAAATCACAGACAGATATTGGGTATGTTATTAGTTCTCGCAATTTTACCACAGATATTTTTAATGGATACGATGCAGCTTTATTAGGTGATATTCATAAGCGTCAAACTGTTAAGCAATCAAATCCAATTGTAGTTTATCCAGGTTCACTTATTCAGCAATCACATGGTGAAGCATTGGAAAATCACGGATATGCTATTTGGGATGTTGAAACTTTAAAACCTACATATGTTGATATTCCAAACGATTATGGTTACTATACTCTACATGTAGATAATGGTATAGTTCCTATTGTAACGGATATGCCCAAAAAACCTCGTCTTCGTGTCTATGTATCTAATACAGATGTAGGTGATATGAAAAGAGTTACTACTGAAATTAAAAAGAAATACAATGTTGATGAATTTACGATTACTAAAACAGATAGTTTATCTAAACTCCGTAACGGCGTTAGAGATGGTAAAATTAACGTTGGCGATATTAACGATGTAGATTATCAAAACGGATTGATTGAAGATTATTTAGTTCGTTCTTTTTCAATTGATAATCAATCTTTAGCAAACGTTAAATCATTAAACACAGAATTAAACAAAAGACTTACAGATGAAGATTTGGCTAAAAACATTGTATGGAAACCTATTAAGTTTGAGTTTTCAAATATGTTCTCATATGGAGAAGATAATGTTATTGATTTCACAAAGTTAAATGGTGTCATTGGTCTATTTGCACCAAACGCAAGTGGTAAATCATCAATCTTTGATGCGGTATCATTCTGTGCATTTGATAAATGTAGTAGAGCATTTAGAGCATCGGCTATATTAAACAATCGTAAATCTAATTTTAAATGTAAGTTACATTTTCAAATTAATGATGAAGATTTCTTTATAGAAAGAACCGCGGCACAAAACTCAAAAGGTACAAACGTAAAAGTAGATGTACAATTTTGGAAAGAAACCGATGGACAACAAATCTTATTAAATGGCACAGAGCGTAGAGATACAAATAAAAATATCTCACAATATTTAGGAACTTATGAAGATTTTGTATTAACTGCATTATCTCTGCAAGGTAACAATGCGTTGTTTATTGATAAATCACAAAGTGAAAGAAAAGATTTGTTAGCACAATTTATGGGTATTAACGTATTCGATAAATTGTACGCACATGCATTGGAGGATATTAAAGAAGTTCAGGTATTATTAAAGAAGTTTAAATCAAATGATTTTACTACTGAATTGGCTAACGATGAGTTAAAAGTAGTGGTTTTAAACGATAGTTATTCAGTTGAAGAAGGAAAGCATACTAAACTAATAGAAGACCGGTTAGAACAGAACAATACCCTATTAGAACTTACACAACAATTGGTGCCAGTAGATGCTAGTATTGCTGATATTGATGGGTTAGAGAAAAAGAAAAAAGAGCAAGAAGAAAAAATCCAACAACTAAAAGACGATGAAGCTAAAAAGTTAGAACAATTGGAGCAATTCAAAGATGCGTTAATTCAAATCTCACAAAGTGTAAATGAGTTAGCAACATTTGGTGAATTAGATATTGAGCAAGCACATACCGAATATCTACGATTATCTAATTTACAAACATCTTCTTTACACTCAATTGAAAAGTGTAAGATTTCATTGGAAAAGAATGAAGAGAAGTTAGTACATTTGGCAGAGCATGAGTATGACCCGAATTGTAATTTCTGTATGAATAACGTATTTGTAAAGGATGCACAGAAAACACAAGAAGAAGTAGACTCTCAAAAGATTGTATTGGAAGAGTTGGAAAAAAATTATTCTAAAACATTATATAGATTAGAAAAATTAAACGGTGTAGTTGATAATTATAATGACTACAAATCATTTAAGCAAAAGTTTGATAAGGGTAAATTGAGTGCTGAAAAATTAGTAGTTGATATTAAATCATACGAAAGTAAAAAGCAAGCAGCTGAATTGGAGTTACAAAACATCCAAACTTTAATCCAAAGGTATCATGAAAATGAAGCAACAATCCAAAACAATAAAGTTCTTCAAAAAGATATTAATATTATCAAAGGTAGTATTGATGATTTTGATAAAGATATTTCCTCCGTACAAAAAGAAATGTTGTCATTAACCGGCTCAATATCAAGGTTACAAGAAAAGATTTCAAGTGTAAACGAAAAGATTGAAGAAGCAAAAGAATTAGAAGAGAGATATTCCACATATGAATACTATTTAGATGCAGTAAAAAGAGATGGTGTATCTTATGATTTGATTGCTAAATCTTTACCTGTAATTGAGGGTGAGGTTAATAATATTTTATCACAAATTGTAGATTTTGGTGTTACACTAACAATGGATGGTAAGAATATAACTGCTAACATTGTATATGAAGACCAAGAGTGGGGATTGGAAATGTGTAGTGGTATGGAAAAGTTTATTAGTGGATTGGCAATTAGAGTTGCACTTATTAATGTATGTAATCTACCTCGTCCAAATTTTTTAGTATTAGATGAAGGATTTGGAACATTGGATGGTGAAAACTTACAATCTACATTCCTATTGTTTCAGTATCTTAAAACACAATTTGATTTTGTAACCATCATTTCCCATTTAGACCAGATTAGAGATGTGGTAGATACTTTGGTAGAAATCAAAAAGGAAAATGGATACTCAAAAATCTCACACAAATAACGAAAAAACATAAGTAGGATATTTATATAAAAGAATATCCTACACTTATGGCAGTAGAAGTTAAAGTTGCTCCTGATAATCAATTAGAATTAAAATCGGTATTCCTAGAAGATAGGAGAGTAACATCACAATATTTTAATCTCACCGAACTACCCGATACATTTACGGGTGGTAAAAATGCATTCCTAATTGCCGGTACTGATTATTTAGAGCAAAATACGGAAGTATTGGTTCAGATTAAAGATGCAACCGGTAGAGTAGTTTATACTGAAAGTTCCGATGGTAATCCTGAATACTATGAAGGTATATCAAAAGTAATAGCAGTTTATGTTTATCCAAGTGATAGTGTAGAACAAGCAATTGACTCAACTGCATTTGGTCCTTGTACTATTACAATTTTAGGTGAGTTAAAGTTTTACGATAATAATGGTAGTAAAACGGAAGTACCTGATATATGGAAAGGTAAGTACAATGTTCGTTATGTAGGTACTGCAAATATAAATCCAAATCTTGCAAATACAACTCGTGTTCGTTTTTTTAGAAGACCACAAGCTACAATTACAGAAATTTTAAAACCAATTTATAGTACACCATCTGGTTCATCGCCCATCGCATCTGCAATTACTGCATCATATGCTAATATAAAATTATCTCGTTTAGAAACATTTGCTGGTGATGTAAAAAGAGTAAAAGTATATCGTTCATCTACATCAACCATTAGTGATTTTGAATTGATACAAGATATTCAAATTGAAGCAAAAGAATTATTACAAACATTAAATGCAACTGGTAGTGTAGTAACTGATACTGGATTTTTTAATTCAGAAGTTCTTTCTAATTTTTGGAATAGTGGCTCTTTAACGGCAACATTAGATACTAACCAATTTGTAGATTCAACTACGGTTAAACTGAATGGTAATGGTAATTTTTCATATCTACCTAAATTAGATTTAAGTGATGTTACGGTTTATGAATTGGCATTTGATGGTTTTTATAATGGGTCATCACAAAGTAATTTGGAAATACATATTAGCGGTTCTCAAAATGGAGATAGAGAGATTGATACTATTGTGGGATTTTCTCCAACTCGTAATTTAACAAATTATATATCTCAATTTTCATTACCAAATTCAGAACCAACTGCTTCACTATATTTTAAACAAACACAAGGTAATTGGTTCTTAAAAGATATTAGTTTAAGAGCATCATCCGAAACTGTATTCTCACCAAACGAGGTATCGTTTATTGTATCAATGCCAACCAATATATCAAATGAAACATTCAACTTTAGATTTGAGTTTTTTGATGTAAATAATAACTTTATTCCGGTATCAGTAACTGGCTCTCAAACATTTACGGGTGGAAATAATTTTATTGCTAGTAATAAATTATTAACATTTGAATCAGATAGAACGGCATTCCGTTTTAGTAGTGGCTCATTTGGTAATCCTGCTTTTCAACAGGTTGGATTTTCAATTGGTAGAACTAATTTAACTGGTTCGGTTACTTATGCATCTGCAGCATTTGATACAACTGGTAATTATATAGTTCCTGCTAGTTATGCGGGAACATATCCTGGTCTTTTAACAAACGCAGGAGATGGTGGTGCAAGTTTAACTATTGCTAATTTTAGTGGTAGTGTATCATCAATACTAGTTGGTTCTATAACATATACTGCATCATGCGAAGGTTTTAATGAATTTGAAACAATATATCGTTTTGAAGATGGTGAGAATGCACCTGGTGTTTTTGTAACTGCAAATACAAATCAATTTATTTATAAAGCAACTGATTTATCCCTAAACCCAAGTGGACAAACTATAACAATAGAAGCTAAACGTAAAAATTTAGCATCTTCTTCAACCCCATTAACTGTAAATTCCGGAAGTGGAAAACCATCATTAACTTATGTTTCTACAAATGCTACAAACGGAGTTGATACTTACACTTTGGCCGGTTCATCGTACCCATTCTTAACAGATGAAACAATTTATAGTATTTCTGGTTCTGACCAATTTGGAAATCAATTTTCGGATTCTATTAAAATAACTCCTGTAAAAATATTAGATGGGTTTTCAGTTGCTGTTACTAATGAAAATGCATCATTTCCTGCAACATCAACGGGAACAATAGTTGGTGATTTGGTAGCAAGTAGTGGTTCTATTACAGTAAAAGTTGGTAATGAAACAATAAATTATTCATCAGGATTTATAACTAATTCATTTAGTGCAAGTATTTCTTCAACTTCTGGACTAACTGCAAATACATTTAACGGAACAAATTATTCAATAAACGCATTATCAGCAGATAGTGGTTCTTTAACCCTTTTAGTAAAATATAAAGATGGTGGTGGAACTATATTAAGTTCTTCAAAAGATATTACATATTCAAAGGTTAAAAAAGCAGCACCTATTTTAAATTTTGTAATTGGTAACAATAATCAAACAGTTACTGCAAAATCGACAGGTGAACAACTTGATTCATTTATAAACGCATCGTTTTCGGTTAATGAAATTTATAATGGATTAACTTCCACAAAAACATTTACACCAACATCAATAACTGCTACAAATTCTTATACGGTGGGAAGTGCAACGGCAACATCATTAACATTACCAAATATGGCAAATGGGACTGATTCGGTTGATATATCCATAACCGGTTCAGTTGTTGATTCGGAAAATACTACAAGAAATGTATTTGGAAATATTTCATTATCTAAAACTAAAAAGGCAGTTCCTAATATAGTAGTAACTGCCTCACCACAAGCACAATCGGTATTAGCAAATTCTGCAGGTACTCAAACTGGCACATTATCAAATGTAACAATTGCTGCATTAGAGGGAAGTACAAATATTTTTACATCAATGGTTATTGCTTCTACTAATGGGTTTTCAACCCCACCAACAGTTAGTGGAGCAACATTAACAATGACATCCGCAGTTATGAATGCTGCAGAAGGTTCTATAACTCTAACTGTAACACATACTGATAGTGAAGGTACGACTGGTCAAACTAAAACAATAATAGTAAGGGCAACAAAAGTACCAACAGGTGCTGATGGTGCGGGTGGAACAAGCGGAACAAGTGGTGCAGGTGGTGCAAACGGAACGAGTGGTACGGCTGGAGCAAGGGGAGGTGATGGTCCGGGTATAGTATTTAGAGGCCCGTGGAGTTCTTCAATAACTTACAATAGTATTAGTCAAGACCCAACACGTAGAGATGCGGTATTGTATAGTGGAACTTATTATGCAACAAAAACAAATGCAAGTGCCAACTTAAATAAACAACCCAATACTGAAACTACGTTTTGGGAATCATTGGGTACTGATTCATTTTTTGTAGCTGCTGAAATAATTATATCTAAAGAATCATTTGTACAAAACACAATAAACGTTGGAACAAATACAAGTGGTGACTCAAATATTGCTATTGCAGGTGGTACAAACTCTCCATATATTTCAATTGGACAAGGGACCAAAGGATATGATAATACAGGTGTATTTATAGGTAGTGATGGTACGAGTGGAAAACTTTCCCTAAAAAGTTCTACAAACTCCCTACTATGGAATGGTAGTAGTTTAAATATAGTTGGTGGTGGAACATTTACCGGAACATTAAGTATTGGAACTGGTGATAGTATTTTTAAAGCAGATACTACCGGTATATATTTGGGTAATGCATCATTTGCTTCTGCACCATTTAGTGTAACCGCTGGGGGTATATTAAAAGCCACATCTGGTACAATTGGTGGGTGGTTAATTGATACCACTAAAATATACGCATCATCGCCATCCGGAGCCGGCAGTGTTGAATTACAAGCCAATAATAGAAAACTTTTATTTGCTGGAGATGGTTCAATAGAATTTACTGGTGACGGATTTATTAGTTTCAATTCCCCCGCAGGAAATAATGGAGGAGGTATTAATATACAAAATACTAATTTTGGTATATATGTACAAAGAACTGAAACCCCCAATCAAATTACTGCCGGAATTGGTTATAGTACAGCATATGCCGTATTTGGTGATGCGAATGGTAGTGGTGCTAGGTCTGGTGCATTTTCCGGTGGTAATTTAACTTGTACCAATAACATTATAGCTTTTTATTCCGATGAAAGACTAAAGAATATAATAGGTAATATACCAAATGCATTGGATAAGGTAAATAAATTAAATGGATTTTATTATACTAACAATGAATTAGCTAAATCGGTTGGTTATAGTGATGATAAAATACAGGTTGGGGTATCTGCACAAGAAGTAAACGAGATAATGCCCGAAGTGATTTCACTTGCACCATTTGATATTGAATTTGATGAAGACACTCGAACTGAAAAATCAAAAAGTGGTGAAAACTATATGACAGTTCAGTACGATAGATTAGTTCCAATATTAATAGAAGCTATAAAAGAATTATCAAATAAAGTAGAAAATTTAGAAGAAAAATTAAAGAATAAGTAATGGCATTACCAGCATCCGGCGAAATATCATTTGCTTTGTTTAATACTGATAGGGGAATTGCATTCAATACGGAAATTGATATGGCAAGTGCTGGTACTGTATATGGGGTATCATATGTAACCAATGGTAGTAATGATTTAAGAATGGATGAGTTTTATGGTAAAAGCGCAGGTGGTACTACAACAACAACTACGGCAGCACCAACAACTACTACAACAACGGCTGCACCAACAACAACTACAACAACGGCGGGACCAACCACTACTACAACAACGGCTGCACCAACTACAACGACAACAACGGCTGCACCAACTACAACGACAACAACGGCTGCACCAACAACTACTACAACTACAACTACAACTTTACCTCCATTGAATATGACAATATCACAAGGATGTACTGGATATTTGGGAACTGGATTTATTAATATAACGGGTGTAAATAATGGGTCTGGTAATTATGTTTATCATATCGGTAATTCGGTGATTGATTTTAGTAATCCTAATGAATATAGTTTAACCCAGAGTCAATTTGGATTAGCAAATGGAAATTATTATGTTGCTGTATATGATAGTTCATATTTAATATATGTGGTTGAAATTAGAAATATTAATTGTGCAGTAGAACCAACAACTACTACAACAACTACGACTACCACTACAACAACTACAACAACAGCGGCACCAACGACAACTACTACAACAACTACGGCAGCACCAACAACTACTACAACAACTACAACAACAACTGCTGGTCCTGATTGCCAGTTTTATTTCTTGTCTAATAGTGATGAATTTGCAGATTATTATGATTATCAATCTTGCGATGGTACTTGGAATTATGGTGTAGAACTACAAGGAGGAGGTAGCCTAACAATTTGTGCAAGAATTGGAACGGTAAGTGCGGGGGGAGCAATAACGGTTAATGGGCCACAAGGAAGTTGTTCATAATATGAGATACATCTACTATCAACCATCAAAAGTATATGTTACAAACATTAATAGTTCTACAATAGTTGTAAGAACTTATCCATAAAATAAAAAAGTTATGAAAAATTTAAGATTTATATGTGCGCAACCTGCTAATTTATACTATACTTGGCAGGTTGAAACAATGCTTACCAACTTTATCGAAATGGGAATAAATCCGAATAACATAGATATTGTATGTTGGAAAGAAAAAGGTGTAATACCGGAAGAATGGAGTAAATTGGCAAATGGATATGCAGCACGTTTCTTTTTCTATGATGATACAAGACAGACGAAACATTATATTTCATCAATCAGACCGAACATCTTAAAGCAACATTTTTTACAACATCCGTATTTAAAAGAAGAATCAATATTCTACCACGATTCAGATATTATCTTTACTAAACCAATTAAAGATTGGATTACATATGAAATGATAAATGATAATAGTTGGTATGGTTCAGATACGCGTTGGTACATTGCACACTCATACATTAAATCCAAAGGACAAGATGTAATAGATGCGATGTGTAAGATAATGGATTTACCTGAATCTTTAATTGAACATAATGAGTTAAATTCTATTGGAGCACAATATCTAATGAAAGGTATAGATTATAATTTTTGGAATAGAGTTGAAATAGATTCCGAATTATTATATAAAAATATTACAGATTTAAATACTGAAAAAGTTATTGAGGATAGAAGAACAATGTCACCCGGCGAAGAAAGAGCCCCATATCACCCTTTACAAATATGGTGTGCAGATATGTGGGCAGTATTATGGGGTGGGTGGAGATTAGGATACACTACAAATTGCCATTCTAATTTTGATTTTAGTTGGGCAACATCTAATGAAGATGATTACTTTAAGATGAATATATTTCACAACGCCGGAGTAACATCAAATGAGCATGGTAAATTTTACAAAGCAAATTATATTAATTCATTACCATATAATGAAGAATTAAAAATAACACCCAATACAGCAAGTTGGCATTATTGGAATTGGATACGAAAAACAAAACAAAAATCAGTTTTATTATGAGTAAAAGTTATAGTGTATTTGTTGATGATATGTATTATTGTGATTTTATAGCATTATATAATAGTTGGAAATATTATGAAAATAAAATACCTTTAAAAGTATATTTACATCGTGGTATTGATAATAAAAAATTAAACACTATTAAAAAATATTGTGAAGTAATTGAAATAGAATGTGGCGAATTTAATGATACGGATTGGAATGGTAAATGTTTATTCAAATATGTTGGATTATTAAAACATATGTCCGATTGTGAAATAGTATTAGATGCGGATACTATATTTTTATCAAATATGGATTATTTGTTTGATTATATAGAAGACGGAAAAATAATTGGTTCGGTTGAAAATGATTGTGATTTTATTCATAGAGTCTATTATAAAACAGAAGAAGAATTGGAAATTGCAAATACAACTATTAAAAATGAATTAAGAAAAACATTAGGAAATGTTATAGATAATTATTCTTTGGATTTTGAACATAAAATTTATAATGGTGGATTTTTAGGATTTAATAAAATAAAACATTCACATCTTTTGGAAAAAACTATAAAATTGTTATCAGATGAATTTAAAGATATACGCAATCCAATATTTGACAATGAACAATATATGGTTAATTTTTTAATAGCGTTATACAATGAAGAAGTGGTAGGATTACCATATAGTGAATGGATGAATACTTGGGATAGTCATAAAAACCCTAAAAAAATAATAAAAGTAGATGATGGAAAATTGACTTTATATAATGAAAATAGTAATAGAATAAATTTTTACCATTTTACGGGGGGAATTGGAATGCCATACGGAGAGCAACAATTACCATATTCATGTAGACCACATCAATTATATAATAACGAACCACGTGAAATAAAATTTAAAAGAGAAGATGTTGAAAAATTATGGTACGAAATACACCAGACACCTGTATTGTTATTATATGAATTTTTTTACAATAAAGGTTTTTAATAAATAAATTATAATAGGATACATAAAAAATAAGTTTCAACAATACAAAATAAATAAGCTATGATAGAACACATACAAAATCAGTTTCAACAATACAAAATTAATCAGTTGCAATTAGACCCATTTGGAGTTTGTAATGCAAAATGTTGGTTTTGTCCAGTTGTTTTAAAAGGAAATCCAAAAGAGGGAAGAGAAGTAATGAGTCCGGAACTATTGGAAAAAATCATTAAAAATCTAATAGATGAAAGGGAAAAGGATAATGGTTTGGTAACTAAAAGTTTTGGTGGTTTTTATACTGCACATTATAATGAAATTTTATTGTATCCACATTTTGAAGAATTATTACAAATATGTCAAAAATACAAATTATGTTTTATGGTTTTATCAAATGGTGCAACACTTACTCCTGAAAAAGTTGATTTAATAAACAAATATAAAGGTGTAGTAAACGGTATATGCTTAAATGTTCCCGCATTTGAAAGAGAATTATGGAGTAAAAGAGCAGGAGTAAATCCTAAATTATTTGATAAATTAATATCAAATATTGAATATGCTATTGATAATTTACCATTAATGGTTCAATATAAAACAATGTCAATTCAAATAAACGGTGCAAATGAATATTCTTTTGAAGAAAAAGGTGGTTGGCTAACAAAAGGTCCTGATTTTCCATCGGATATGGATTTAGACCCAATAACTGGTGAATTGGCAACACAGGAAAAGTTAGCAAGAGAATTATTTCCAACTATGCAAATATTTTCAGTTCCATCGTTAGTAGATAGAGCAGGTGAATTAGATAGTATAATGAGTAATAAATCATCTATAATTCGTAATTTACAAAGTGGAGATGAAACTAAAAAAGTAGTTAGTTGTGGAAATGGTAGAGAAGTTGGTGGTAGACCTGTTGGTTGGATTCATGTAAATGCAGCAGGAAAGGCATTTTTATGTTGTAATGATTATGATATGGAAATCGTAATTGGTGATTTTAAAAGCCAAGAATTATCAGATTTTTGGGGTAACGAAGAGCATGTGGAATTAGTAAAAAAATCTTATGAAACCATATGTAGAACGTGTGCTTCTGCAATTTTTGAATAATCATAAGTACGATGCCCCCGCTTATACTTTGTACAGAAAACTTATTTAATAAAAAAGTATATATTTATAGTATATGAATGAATTATCAAACTATTTAGTGGAAACTTTCTTACTGACTGAATCGGTAAAGGAAAAGGTAGTTATATTTGGGGGTAGATTTCAACCATTTCATGCAGGACACTACAAAACATACAAACATCTTTGTTCTGTATTTGGAGCAAAGAATGTATATATTGCAACATCAAATGTGCAAGACTCAAATAAATCACCACTTTCTTTTAATGAGAAACGCGATATTGCAGTTAAAGTATTTGGTGTTTCACCATCAAAATTCATTCAAGTAAAATCCCCATATCAACCAGTAGAAATATTACGTGATTTTAATCAAACAACAACTGCACTTATTATAGCATTAGGTGAAAAAGATGCAATGCGTTTAGGTGGACAATATTTCAAACCTTATAAAAACGATAAGGATATGGAAGGTTATATGACAAAGGGATATGTGTATTCTAAAACACCATCAAATTCATTTGGAGCAACGGATGTTAGAAATATGTTCCGTAGTAATCTTTCAGCAGATGAAAAAGAAAAACAATTCCAAAAGTTCTTTGGCAAATACAATAAAGATGTATTCCAAATGTTAAATAAAGGATTGAATGAAGAAAAGGAATTTATACCTGGTGGATTATCCAAAGGTATGACGTTGGCTCAAATTGCTGATAAACATAAAGTAGATTTAGATACTATAAAGAAAGAGTTTAAAAAGGGTGTAAATACAGAAATGGAACACACTACTGATATTAGAATAGCATCGGAGATTGCAAAAGACCATATATTTGAAGACCCTAAATACTACGATAAGTTAATGACAATTGAGGGCGATATTGATTATGAACCAGACTCGGTAGATTGGGACAACATAATGAATATGGAAATTGCTGACCCGGCAACTGGTAAGAAATATCGTATCAAAGATGCTCTTAAATTGGATAGAGTAGAGTTTGCAAGACAAGAAGCAATGCGAGTTCTTCGTGTTCATGCTTTGATGGATAAAAGACAAGTTCCAGGAAACATAGAGAAAGGACAAAAATCCCCAAAGAGTGATAAAGTAAATCAGGTCAATCTAGCATTATATAATTCATATGGTGAAGGTATTGTAAAAGAAGCATCTGTAAAAGGTAGTGGATATTCACCACAAATCTTAAACCAATTAGTAAAGAATCCAGATACAGGTGAAGATATTAAAGTAAGTTCTGCATTAAACTACGATAGAGACCACCCGGCTTACAAAGCAGCAATGATGTTGGTTGCTAAAATGGGTGGCTCGGATAGACAAAAACTACAAAAGGTTAAACAAAAAGCACAATCTCCATCTGTTGCAAAAAGTGGAGAAACAGATAATAAAGCATCGGTTGGAAAAGTTGCTAAAACCGCAGTATCTAATCCAAAAGCAGTAGTTAGAGCAATAGGTCAAAAAATAAAAAAGTGGAGTGAAAAAGAAAAAGAATTTTTCAAAGGAGCACATGCACCACAATCAAAAGAAAGACGTAGTGTTGGACAATGGATTGGAGATAAGGCAAATGGTATTGTAAAAGGTGTAGTTAGAGAAGCAAAGCATTTAGGACACGAAATAAAAGAAGCTGGGGAAGGATTTAAAGCAGTTTTCTCTGGTAAAAAACCAGATGAAAAACAAAAGAAAGCAATGATTGGTGTTGCTAAAACAGTAGGTTTGACTGTTGGTAGTATGTTATTGACGGGTGGTATCAGCGCACTTGCAGTAGGACCTACAAAACTAATGGCAGGTGTAGGTTTACACCTTGCTGAACATATGATGGGTGAGGTATTAGCTGGTGGAGTTATAAAAGCAGCATTAAATGCCGGTGTAGAAACTATTACAGATGAAACTTACATCGAATACTTTACATTACAACTTGCCGATAACATAATGAATGGTGCTATACCAGCTACCGTTTGGGCAAAGGTAGTTGATGGGTATAACAAAGATAAGGAAAGTGGTAAGGTTAGTGAAAAAGATTGGGAAGGTCCAAATGAGCTAAAAGAAATGGCAAAGGTTGATATGGATAAAGTTGAGAAATATGCAGATTCTCAATTATCTCCAGAAGATGTTGTTTTAGGAAAAGAAACAGACCATTTTTTCCAAAGATTAAATGACCCTCGTAATGGTAAAGAAATATCACCAGCAGAACTAACTGGTTTCTTTAAAAGATTAGCAAAAAATAAGAAAAAGTTTTTAGAATTTGTAAAACAATACAATGAATTTGTAGTAAAAGATAAAAGAACAGGTATCAACATTCCATTTATGGTTCAAGCAAACAAATTGATTGCTAAAACTATAATGAGAAAAGATGATTTCAAATCATCAACACCTGTTTATACAACTGAAACTAAACTTAATGAAATATCAAAAGGTATATTTGGTGGAACAATTAAAATTGGTGGACAACCTGTAAAGATTGAAGTTGAATTGATTGGTGCAGATAATAAGACAAGAGAGTTCGTTACAAAAGTGGTTCACATAGATAGTAAGTATTTCAGTAAATTACCAATAGGTTCTACATTTAGAATACCAGCAAGATTATTTACAACACCGGGTGGTGGTTGGTACAAAGTAAAACATAGTGCGTTTGAAGCTATAAATACAAAAAACCACGAACCTCACGGAACTGCCGATAATAACTTTAATCACCATCACAAAACATCAACATATGCACCAGATTATGGGTATGAACCTGAATTGGATACAATAGATTTTGATGATGATAATAGAAAAAAAGAACCTGGTCATCAAACTGATACAAAAGATACTCAAAATCGTGGATACGAACCTATTAAAAAATCCGTAAAAGAAAGTTTAATAATGGAAGGTGGTGCTTATGGACATATGAACCATCCATTTGATACTGATATAAACCTAACATTCAAAGATTTAAAAACCATTGTAAGTAAAGCATTGGATGGTTCATTGGGTGTTGTTAGAGAAAAAACCGATGGACAAGCTCTAGCAATTAGCTGGAAAAATGGTAGATTAATTGCAGCAAGAAACAAAGGACATTTGGCAAACGGAGGAGCAAATGCATTAGATGCTTCTGGTATGGCTTCAAAGTTTGCTGGTAGGGGAGCATTAAGTGATGCTTACAACTTTGCTATGAAGGATTTGGAAAGTGCTATTAGAGGATTATCCCAAGCACAAAAAGATAAGATATTTATGAATGGTAAAGCATTTATGAATTTAGAGGTTATTTATCCAACATCTGTAAATGTTATTCCATACGGACAAGCTTTATTAGTATTCCACAACGCGGTAGAATATAATGAAGCTGGAAACGCAGTAGGACAAATCAAAGGAGCAGAAAGTGTATTGGCTGGTATGATTAAGCAAGTAAATGCACATATACAATCTAAATATGTAATACAAGGACCTCCAATTGTAAAATTACCAAAAAGTGAAAATTTAAGTTCACAAAAAGGTAAATTCCTTACAAAGATTTCTAAACTACAAAGTGAGTTTAGTTTACCGGATAATGCTGGTGTAGCTGATTACCATCAAGCTTGGTGGAAAGCTTATATACAAAAAGGTTCTAAAGGTTTAACATCATTGGAAATTGAAGGTTTAACAAAAAGATGGGCCTTTGGTGATAAATCATTCCGTATAAATTTGATTGGTGATGAGAAAGCAAGAGCATGGGCCGATGGTATTGAGAAACAAAGTAAAGATAAGATTGCAAAAGAAAACCTAATGAAATTTGAGGAAATCTTTTTAGGTGTAGGAGCAGAAGTTTTACAATTCATGCAATCGGTGTTGACAGCATCTCCAAACGAAGCACTACAAACAATCCGTAAAAGATTAGATACAACAATAGATAAAATAAAAGCAGAAGGTACACCTGCACAAATTGAAAAGATGAAATTGGAATTAGAAAGATTAAATTCAATCGGTGGATTTGATAAGATAGTTCCAAACGAAGGAATTATATTTACATACAAAGGTAATGTATTTAAGATGACTGGAGCATTTGCATCGTTAAATCAATTGTTAGGAATATTTTACTAAAATATAAAAACTATATATTTATATATATAAAACAAAATAATAAGTTATATGAGTAAGAAATACATGCACCCATCCAGAAAAAAGATTTTGGATGTAGCTTTTAACAGAGATAATAGTGGAACAAATACACATGGTTGGTCCGCTACAAAGCAGGATAGAGTACTTGGTGAAGAGTGGACGGATAGTGATGGTGTAACTTGGGTACAAGAGAAGGGGTATAAGATTGTTAAATCAAAGTTCGATGGAATTAGAGAATACATACAATCATTATCTACTTGTAAAAGTAAAAGTTGTAAAACAGTTAAAAAAACTCAAAAGCATTTACAATTTATTCGTAAAACTGGTTATTGTATAGATTGTTTGGCTGAAAAAGAACAATTATTTAGAGTAAAAGGTAATTGGAACGAATACGAAAAGTGGAAGATTGCTAGTTTTGAAATTGAGTTTTTAAAAGATTTAGTTAAAAAGTTCCAAGAGGCATTAGTAGATGCAAGTAAGGAACATATATTCGCCAATTCAGATGGTACTACTGAAAAGTGGAATTACGATGGTGATTTAGAAGAGTTAAAAGCTAATATCAAAAATGATATAGCTGAAGCAGAAGAAAACATATCCGGTTATCAGCAAATAAAAGATGATAGTTGGGAAATAATAAAAGAAGATTATGCTAAAGTTTTTACAGAGTAATATCAAATGGATTGTGATTTTTGCAACTGCCGGAATTGTATGGTACAAATGTACCAAAGATGATGGTAAAGTAGGTGAAACTATAAATGTAGATGGAAAAAACTACGAGTTGTTAAAACACAAGATTGATACTGTAATAATAGACCACACCAAAATAAAATATGTTAGAGGTAAAGATATTTACCACGAAACAATTGTTGAAAAAGAAAAAAGAATAGAAGTTCCTGTATATACAAAAGGAGATACGGTTAGAATAGTTCAATCGTATAACCAAAAGGTGTTATATAAAGATAAATTAGTTTTAGATAATAATTTGGGAACAATAGAACTTACAGATACTTTATACCAAAATAAAATATTAGGTAGAAAGTGGAATGCTACGATTAAAGAACGAACTATTACTGATACAAAGATAGTAAAAGAACTACCTAAAAATCAAGTATATGTTGGTATAAACGGAGCATTGGATAAAGTAAATTTCGGCAATTCAATTGGTGCAGGTGTAATCCTAAAAACAAAAACAGATAAATTATACCAATTAAATCTTGGTATATCCAATCAACAATCACCTACTGGTGGAAATCAAGTAATTCCATATGTAGGTGGTGGTGTATATTGGAAAATCCGTATTAAAAAATAGGTAAGGCATTATGGCCGCAAATCAAACAAAATCACTGCAAGATGCAGTAAAAGAGCAATACAGAAAATGTGCACAAGACCCTGTCTATTTTATGCGCAAGTATTGCAAAATTCAACACCCAACTCGTGGGAAAATTCCATTTGATTTATACGATTTTCAAGAAGGAGTTTTAAATGATTTTAAAGATAATCGCTTTAATGTTGTTTTAAAATCACGTCAATTAGGTATATCTACATTAGTAGCTGGATATTCTTTGTGGAAAATGATATTCAACGATGACTTTAACGTGTTGGTTATTGCAACAAAACAAGAAGTTGCAAAGAACTTGGTATTAAAGGTTAGAGTAATGAACCAATTCTTACCAGTATGGTTAAGAGTACAAGAATCGGAAGATAATAAACTATCTCTACGATTAAAGAATGGTTCTCAAATCAAAGCAATTTCATCTAAACCAGATGCAGGACGTTCGGAAGCACTATCCCTATTGGTGTTTGATGAAGCAGCTTTTATTGATTATATTGAAGATATTTGGACATCGGCACAATCTACTTTATCAACGGGTGGTAGTTGTATAGCATTATCTACACCAAATGGTATTGGTAACTGGTTTCATCAAATATGGGTAGGTGCAGAAAATGGTGAAAACTTATTTCACCCAATTAAACTCCATTGGACAGTTCACCCTGAAAGAGATATAAGTTGGAGAGAGGAACAAGAAAAACAATTAGGACAAAAAGGAGCAGCACAAGAATGTGATTGTGACTTTATCAGTTCTGGAGCAACGGTAATCGCACCGGAGTTATTAGTTAAATATACCGAAGCATATGTAAAAGACCCAATGTATAAGCGTGGGTTTGATAATAACTTATGGGTTTGGGAAGACCCTAATTATTCAAAAAGTTATATAGTAACTGCTGACGTTGCTCGTGGTGATGGAGAAGATTATTCTACCTGCCACGTAATAGATGCTGAAAGCTGTGAACAAGTTGCAGAATATAAAGGAAAGATTGAACCAAAAGATTTTGGTAATTTTCTAATTAATTTGGCAACCGAATATAACGATGCTTTACTAATCATTGATAATGCATCAATTGGTTGGACAACAATTCAACAATGTTTAGATAGAAACTACAAAAATCTATTCTGGTCTAACAGAGATGTTAAGTATGTAGATATTGATACTCAATTTACTAATAAGTTTTACAGAGATGAAAAGCAAATGGTACCAGGATTTAGTATATCATCTAAAACTCGTCCGTTAGTAATATCAAAGATAGACACTTATATGCGAGATATGAGTGTTATTATCCATAGTAAAAGAACGATAGATGAGTTCTTTACCTTTATTTGGCACAATGGTAGAGCCGAAGCAGCAAGAGGATACAATGATGACTTGGTAATGGCATTAGGAATGGGATTGTGGATTAGAGATACTGCACTCCGTTTAAGACAAGAAGGTATTGATTTGACAAGACGTTCTATTGATGGTTTCGTACAAACATCTTATGATACTTTATACACACCCGGCCAATTTGGTGATGACCCATACAAAATGCAAACGGGTAAAAATGATGAGTTTGAAGACTTGCGTTGGTTACTACGATAGGTTAAACTGAATTTCTTTATATTTATATATTGTATATGAATGGTAATATAAAATTGCGTAATATAGTAAAAGAAGACCTACGCAAGTGGTTTAAGGAAAAGTGGGTAAACATCGGCAAGAAAGTTGATGGGAAACATCCTCCATGCGGCACTTCGGGTGAGAAGAAAGGATATGCAAAATGTGTTCCAGCATCAAAAGCTGCCGGAATGAGTAAAAAAGAAAAAGAAAGTGCAACTAGAAGAAAAAGAGCAGCACAAAATGATGCAGATAGAGGTGGTAAGAGTAGTAGTGGACAGGGTAAAACACCAATATATGTTTCTACAAAACCAAAAAAGGAAAGTATGAATATCTACGAAAAATTAAATCTTTTTTTAGAAAAAAATTGTCCAACTGACCCGGCAAAATGGTCCGCATCTAAATCGGCAGCTAAATCAAAGTTTGATGTTTATCCATCTGCGTATGCGAATGGCTGGGCTGCAAAGAACTATAAATCAAAAGGTGGTGGTTGGAAGACTTGTAACGAAGGAGAAGCTAATGCATTATGTGAAGATTGTTGGGATGGATATAAGCAAGTGGGAATGAAGGATAAAGGTGGAAATCAAGTTCCAAATTGTGTTCCCGTTAATGAAAATGAAACTCAATCAGTAGAATGTGAAAAATGTGGATGGGAATGGGATTTAGAAGATGGTGGAAAAACTCCATATGTTTGTCATAAATGTGGACACGATAACACAGATGATTATGATGAGTTAGATGTTGAAGATGATGACATGGAAGATTTCATCAAATATCTAAAAGGATATACAAACGAATTAAAAGAAGATAATTGTAATTGTGTATTTGAAGCAGAATATCAGGGTAGAGAAGTGAAATTGGGTAAACCAACGCGTGGGGATGTTAAAAAGTTCAAAGTATATGTTAAAAATCCAGCAGGTAATATTGTTAAAGTAAACTTTGGACATGGTGGTACATCTGCAGCATCCAAAGGTGAAAAAACAATGCGAATAAGAAAATCTAATCCTAACGCAAGAAAATCGTTTAGAGCTAGACATAATTGTGACCAACCTGGTCCAAGACACAAAGCAAGATATTGGTCTTGTAGAAAGTGGTAAAATTGAGTAAAACTATAAATTACCACTAAACACCTAAAAGTGGTAAAAATGAGTAAAAAAATAAAGGTTATATAATTAAACAAACAGAAGTAAATGGCAACAGATAAATCATTTTTTGGTAGGTTAAACAAACTATTCTCCACATCGGTAATCGTAAGAAAGCAAGGGAATAAGTTAAAGGTAATTGATTACGATGAAACGCAAGCAATTGCTACCAATCTACGTGATAGATATATGAGATTACACTCATCGGCTATGAATAATACCTATGAGAACTATCTTGCTTACCAACAAATACGACAAGAACTTTTTAGAGATTATGATGCTATGGATGCTGACCCAATCATTGGTGCTGCATTGGATATTTACGCAGAAGAGTCTACATCTAAAAACGAATACGGAAAGGTATTAGAAGTTAGAACAAATAACGAACAAATAAAATCCATATTAGAAAACTTATTCTACGATATTATAAATGTTGAATTTAATTTATTCCCTTGGGTAAGAAGTTTGGTTAAATATGGTGACCACTTTTTACATATTGAGATTGCAGAAGAGTTAGGTGTAGTTGGTATCCAACCACTTTCAGTTTATGAGATTACTCGTGTTGAAGGATTTGACCCAAACAATTGGCAAGCAGTTAAATTCGTTCATACTCCATTAGCAACTAAATCACTTTATGTAGCTGGACAAAAAACAGAATACGAAAACTATGAGATTGCTCACTTTCGTATGTTGACTGATACTAACTTTTTACCTTATGGTAAATCTATGTTAGAAAGTGCAAGAAGATTGTGGAAACAAATTACATTGATGGAAGATGCAATGATTATACATCGTATATCAAGAGCACCACAAAAGCGTATCTACAAAATTGATGTGGGTAACATTCCTACAAATGAGATTGATAATTACATTCAACGTATTATCAACAAATCAAAGAAAGCACCAATTATTAATGCAGATACTGGTGAGTACAACTTAAAGTATAACATTCAAAACTTGATGGAAGATTTCTATCTGCCAGTTCGTGGTAATGATAGTGGAACATCTATTGAAAATTTGGATGGTTTAGAGTATGCTCCTATTGATGATATAAACTACTTAAAAGATAAAATGTTTGCGGCATTAAAAATACCAAAACAACATTTAGGATTTTTAGAAGATGGTAATTCAAAAGCTACATTAGCAGCTATGGATATGAGATTTGCTAAAACAATTGAAAGAGTTCAAAGAATAGTAACATCTGAATTAGAAAAGATTGCAATCATTCACTTATACTCACAAGGTATTGAGGATGAAACATTAGCTGATTTTGAATTATCATTAACTATCCCATATACAATCTACGAACAATCTAAAATTGAATTATGGGCATCTAAAGTAGATTTAGCTAGAACAATGGGTGATTTAAAACTTATCTCAAAAGATTGGATGTATAAGAATGTATTCAATTTCAGCGATGATGATGTTGAAGATATGAAAAAAGGTTTAGTTAAAGATGCTAAAAATACATTTGTATTAACTAATTTAGAAACAACCGGTAAACCAGAAGGACAGCAAGAGCAAGGTGGTATGATGGCTGGACAACCACAACAAGGTGGTGAAGAACAACCTGAAGAAGAACAACCAGAAGAAGAGTTCCCAACAGGAGAGCCATTGGATGTTGAAAAAACTATACAAGATTTAAAATCAAAGTTAGGTCAATCACCAAATGAAGCAAAAGCATCGGGTAGACCGCGTGATGTAAATCGTATGGGTAAAGATGACCATATGTATGGTAGAGATGCTTTTGGCGATAAAGAGTTGAGAAAATTAAGTAGAAGCAATGAAAGTTTCATCAAATCAATCAAAAAATCTCTAAAATCCGGTGGAGCAAAAGTGATAATGGAAGGTAAGAGTATGATGGATGAGCAAAATATAATCGAATAAAATTATTATTAAATAGATATTATATATTTATATTTGGAATAAAGAATAAATGAAACAGATAAAACACTCAAAGTTTAGAAATACGGGTTTTCTTTTCGAACTATTGGTTCGTCAAGTAACCTCTGATATTCTCTCAAATCGTAAAAGTATTGCGGAGGGATTGTTAAAGAAGTATTTTAACTCTAAAACAGAACTGGCAAACGAATTAAAATTATATCAATTCATCGTAAATGAAAAATATAATTCAGAAAATCGTGCAGAAAGATTTATTGATGCAGTAATTGATAATCGTAAAAAATTAGATGAGAAAAAAATACTTAAAGAAAAGTATAATCTTATCAAAGAAATAAAAGAAAATTATCAAATAGATGATTTTTTAAAATCACAAGTTCCAAACTATAAAGTTCTTGCTTCGGTATATAAGATATTTGAATTTAATTTGAATACTGAAAATTCTTATGACCCAAAAGATTTTGTAAATACTAAATTTGCAATCGTAGAGCATCTTATATCTAAACCATCTACAAACTTAAAGGCAGTAGATAAAATCAACGAAGCTCTTAAAAAAGAAGATAAAGAAATTCGTTTACTAACATACAAAATGTTGGTGGAGAACTTTAATAAAAAATACAAATCCTTAAATGAGAAACAAAAGGGTATTTTAAAAGAATACATCAACTCATTTACTAACTCTGATAATCTTAAAGCATTTATTACAAACGAAGTTGTTCAATTAAACAAAGAACTAACTAAAACTGGTAAAGAAATCAAAGATAAAGTTACCAAAATAAAGTTAGCTGAAACAATCAATCAGTTGAATAAAATCAAAACTGCATCTAAAATTACAGATACACACATTACATCTGTTATTATGGGATATGAGTTGGATAAAGTATTAAAGGGAACTCAAAATGGAATTATCTAGTAGAGATAGATTAAAAGAAATAGTTCGTAAAAAACTTCGTGAAAGGAACACACCAACTAACGAAGAAACTACAACTGCTTCGGTAGACGGGTATCAAACTCCATTTGCGTTTGGTAGAAATACACAGGCTGATAAAGAGCGTAAAGCTAAATCATCTGGAACTGGATATGAATTAGCTGAAAATCGTTGGTTAGCACTTAAAAGAGATGAAACTCGTTCACCAGAACAAAAAATCAATTTAGGTGTTAGGGAAATCAAAAACCAATTAGCAGAGGTAGAAAGATTTTTAGGTTGGTACAACAAACTTAAAATGGAAAACGGAGTAAAGAACGAAGATTTTTACAAAAGAACAAACACAAGTATCTTTCGTATAAAAGAAAGATTAAATAAAATAGCAAGAACAATTATAGATTTTTAATATGAGACATTTACAAAAATCGGGTATCATTACTCTTAAAGCATTAGGTGGACCAATTGGTTCAAGAACTGCACAAGTTCAAGAAGCATATGAAGTTCATTATTCAGATGGTATAAGAGCTGCTAAAAAGTTTAGTAATGAAAGACAGGCAATTCAATTTGCTAAAGACCTAATCAAATCTAAAAAAGGATTACAATTTGTAGATGTATTTAATGCAGGTTCTGGATTTCATTCAACTGCCGATACTGATGCAATTGTAGCGTGGTGGGGTGATGGTTCATATACATCTAATAAATCAAAACACGATTCTAAATTAGCATCTAAAAAAATTAAAGAAGAAGTAGTAAAAGAAGGTATCGAAAATGTAGCAAACGGATTGCCACAAACTATGGGTAAGCAAAAATCATTAAAGAGAGAAGCATTAAAATCAATCGTAAGAGAGGTAATGCAAGAGGAAGCAGAATACCAAAAGTTTTTCCAAAAAGTAATGGATAAAGCTGGTAAATCTATTCCATCTATGAGTGATGATGAAAAGAAAGCATTTTTTAATAAAGTAGATGCAGCTTGGAAAGCAAAACAAGAGAGGGATTAATTATGTTATTGAAGAGAGGTGATAATAACGAAGATGTAAAGAAATTACAGGTTAAATTGGGACTAGACCCAGTTGGTAATTTCGGACCAAAAACGGAAGATGCAGTAAAAGCATGGCAAGCCAAAAATGGTTTGACTGCTGATGGTATTGTTGGACCTAATACTTGGAATAAGATTATGGGTTTAACCCCAGTTCCTAAACCAGTAGTAGTAGCAACACCAACTCCAGCACCCGTTGTAGCACCTGCACCAGTAGTAGTAGCATCACCATCTTTTCCTGGTTTAAAATTAGATAAATTAAAAGGACATATTCCTGCCAATGTAATTGCTATGATTCCAGATACGGCAGCGAAGTTTGGTATAAACACTCCTTTAAGATTAGCACACTTTTTGGCACAATGTGGACATGAAAGTGGTGGTTTCAAAGCAACACAAGAAAACCTAAACTATTCTGCAAAAGGATTGATGGGTATATTTAAGAAATACTTTCCAACGGTAGCAATGGCAACGGCATATCAAAGAAAGCCGGAGATGATTGCAAGTAGAGTATATGGTGGACGTATGGGAAATGGAGTTGAAGCAACTCGTGAGGGCTACAAATTCAGAGGGCGTGGGTATATTCAATTAACTGGAAAGGAAAACTATACCGCATTCGGTAAGTCCATCGGTGAAGATGTTTGTGCAAACCCAGATGTGGTTGCTTCAAAGTACGCTTTACTCTCGGCCGCTTGGTTTTTCTCTAAAAACGGATTACATAAGTTAGCTGATGGTGGGTCTTCCGATGCGGTAGTTACACAAATAACAAAAAGAGTAAATGGTGGTACAATTGGATTGGCTGACCGAATCAAACATTTTAAAGAGTATTACTACTTACTAGCATAAGATATGGGATTATTAATAGAACACAACCTTTTTGAAGGTAGGCTACAAGAAGATGAAAACGGCAAGTTTTTGGTTAAAGGTGTTTTGCAAAGAGCAGATGCTCCTAACCAAAATCATCGTATCTATCCTCTTAACATATTACAGAGGGAAGCAAAGAAATACGAAACCCTAATACAAGAGCGTAGAGCATTGGGTGAATTAGACCATCCAGAATCAACCGTTATTAACTTAAAGAATGTATCACATAACATTAAAGAAATTTGGTGGGATGGTAGTGATTTATGTGGGACAGTAGAAGTTCTTTCAACTCCATCTGGTAACATCTTAAAAGAATTATTCAAACACAATATCCGTTTGGGTATTAGCAGTAGAGGTATGGGTTCAGTTAAACCTATGAGAGATAATACTGTAATGGTACAAGAAGATTTTGAACTAATTGGTTGGGATTTTGTATCTAATCCATCTACACATGGTGCATTTTTATCACCAACTTCTATGAACGAAAGTGTGAAAAGAGAAATCGAAGAGTGTGGAAAGTGGTGTAAATCACAAGATTTAATGAGACAAATAATAGAAGAATTAAACTAATAAAAATATGGCATTTAATATAACGCAATATATGGCTTCTAATAAGATTAAAGCCAAATCTAATGAGCAAGAAAGAAGAGATTTGTTAGAAGCAGCAATGCACGCAATGACTCGTGAAAAATCATTAGATAGATTGAAAGAGGTTAAGCATAACATTGCACCTTATAGCAAAGAAGCTATCAAACATATTGATATGGCAATCAAACTTATAGAACAATTTGAAGCAAAATAATATGATAAAGTTAAAGAAATTATTGAACGAAGAAACGTTTACTGCTACTAATAAGAAAACAGGTAACACGTCGGTATTTAAATCAAAAGAACATAGAGATTCTGCAATTAAAGCAGGTACACATACTGCTATAAAAGATAAATCGCAATCTACAAAATCTACTGGAAGTTCTTCAAACGGAAATATTTTTGGTAAACCAAAAAAATTAGAACCTAAATCAACTTCAACATCCACTCCAGCTAAAAAAGTAAACCATATATCGGATGCACTTCCAAAAGAAATTTATGCTAAAATGGATAATGAAGATAGTGATGCTGGCGAAATGGATTATTTATCTACAAAAGATGGTGCTATAAAATATGGTATAGCTAAAGAAGGTGATAAATATTATGTAACATTAGGTACTGAAGAAGGTGAAATAATAAAATCTTTTGGAAAAACTAAAGATGCTGGAGAAGCTGTACAAATATTTATGAAAAATTTAGATATGGTTAAGTCTAAAGTTAAATTAGATATGTAATTGAAATATTTAATAAAAAATAATATGATAAAGTTAAAGAAATTATTAGGTGAAGGTGTGGGTGCATCTAAACAAACTTTAAGCAACGAAGCAAGAAGACACTTTTTAGAAATCATTTCTACTTATGGTTCATTTGGACCAAAGTTAAAGAATGAAAATGATTTGGCACAAATCGCTGAAACATTGGGTGCAATCACAGATGCAGCTAGTGAGTTCGCTAATAAAGAAGCTGGTAATCACTTTGACGAGAGCACAGTCAAACGAAATATGAATGAGCTAGGGAAACTATCATCTCAATTCGAAAAGATTGCTAACGAAGCAAAATCATTACATTCACAAATGGAAAACCTATACGAAGATATGGGACACATTATAGGTAGATACTATGGTGTTAGTGAATTAAGTGAAGAAGAAGTAAATCAAAGATTAGGTATCCGTAACGAAAAGTTAGTTGGAAATCAACACAAATTAGATGTTGATAAAGATGGTGATATTGGTTCAGATGATTTAGCAGATTTAAGAGCACAAAAATAAGATGATAAAGCTAAAAGAATTATTAAGCGAAATAAAGTTTGACTCCAATGGTCAAATGAAAATCAAAAAACAATACAACAATGTTTCTGATTTTGAGAAAAACGCCAAAAACGGAGATTATGTTTGGGTAGGAAAGAACGCTAATGATTTTAAAAATATCGGACAATCGTATTTATCAAAAGTAGTAGGTAAAGATGCAGAAGGTAACGCAATTTTAACTCCGTGGAAAAGAAATAAAAAATATACAATTCCACAAAAAGACCAAATGGTAATTGTAGTAGAGTCTTTGAACGAAGCAAACGATTTAAAAGTATATCACAAATCTTATACTGAAGCAATCCAAACTGCAAAAGAATACGCTTTGAAGAGAGGATATATGGTAGATGATGATGACTCATTTAGAAAGATAGGAATGGGACCTCGTAAACCATCGGAAGGAAAGACTAATAAAGTATCGGTTGAATTGACTAAAGGTGGAAAACCATCAAACAAACAATTACATATTCAGGTATACGGAATGAAAAACGGATACGAACTTAATTGCTATATAGGATAATGATAAAGCTAACGGATTTGGTTAAAGGATATGGTAAGTTTGAGCAAGGAGTTGTTTATTCTAATCCATACCATACTGCATTCAAATCACAGGTCAAAGAAGAGGTAATAGAAGAAGCAACTACAAAGTTAGATTTTGCGCAAGCAAGTGGTGTTGAGTTTATGGCATCCTCAAATAATGGTAAAATTGTTTTAATTCCAAAATCTATAAAAGATAAATCAAAAATTGAAAATGTAATATCTAAATTAGGTAATGGTGGAGAAGATGATTTCTTATCATTAGTTCAAATCCGTTTAGAAAAGAAATTAGGATTGAAAGTTATTGCAGATAAAAGATATAGTGGTGCAGGTTACGCATTTGAAATTGATATGGATACTTTATTAAAGAAACTATAATGATAAAGTTAAAAACCATATTAAAAGAAAAGTTAGATAATAACGAATACCAAATGGTAGATGGGATTGTTGATATTCTAAATCAAGTATTAGATGTAGAAAATCGTAAATCTATTGCTGATAATATGGTAAGACAATTTAAAGACGAAGGAATAAAGTTTGATTATAGTAAGTTCTATGATGCAATCGGTTGTTCAGAATCTATGGTTAAAGAAGATGGGTTTCCTGGTGGTGCAGGTGTAGGTTTATCCCTACCTGGTGGATATATCAATGGTGCTCCATCTTATGATAAAGTAAAATCAACAAAGAAAAGAATACAAAACGATAAAAATCAACGTTATACTAAAGTAGAACAAAAGTAAAGTTATGATTAACATTGAAGTAAAAGACGGCAATATAGCTGGAGCATTAAAGAAATTAAAGAAAAAGTTTGATGCAATTGGTGTTGTTAAAGAATTAAGAGATAGACAACAATTTACAAAACCATCCGTTACTAAAAGAGAAATGATGGAAAAAGCTGAAAGAAAACAATTAGTTCAGCAAAAAGACCTTTACAGAGGTAAAAAATTAAAAGAAATACCAAAAAAATTTCGTAGTTTATATAAATAATTTACTTTTTTTTTAAAAAGTATATATCTATATAATGTAATACCAATATCATTTGGTTAATATCCTGTTAGTTGATGAATAGTTTATCCTTATATAAACTCACCGAAAATCTAACAAAATTCTATTAGACCCGAAATCAATGGGTTTAGAAAAAATCAAGTATAAAAAATGGCAAGTTCAAAATTGTTAAAAGAAGCAATCGCCGATGCTAAAGCTGTAAGAGAAACTGCATTAGCAAACGCAAAACTTCAATTAGAGGAAGCATTTACTCCTCGTTTGAAGTCAATTCTTTCTCAAAAATTACGTGCAGAAGCTGAAGATATGGAAGCTGAAGACGAAATGCATGAGGGAGAAGAGGAAGAAGAAGATAAAATGGAAGAAGAATTAAGTTCTTCTAACATTGGGGGTGGTGCACAACCAACATTAGATTCAGCAGAAGCTGAAGATGAGTTAGGTGCAGCAGACGTAACTAAAACTTCTGGTAAGCCAGAAGATGAGTTAGAAGATTACGATTTCGCTAAATCAATCACAGAAGAAGAAGATGAAGATTCAATGGAAGATGCAGCGGAAGATGCAGCTGAAATGGAAGAAGGTGAAGATATGGAAGATGATTCTATGGAAGCTCCATCGGAAGATGATTTAGATTTGGAAGCAATCATTCGTGAATTAGAAGACGAATTGGGCGCAGAAGGAGAAGATGAAATGGAAGAAGGTGAGTATGGTGAAGAAGAAATGGAAGAAGGTGAATACGAAGACGAAAACCCTAACGCAGAAAAAATTGCTGAATTAAGAAAGCAAATAGCTGAATTAGAAGGTGAAAACGGCGAAGAAGAAGCTCCTGAAATGGAAGAAGGTGAAGAAGAAGATGGTGAAGAAGAATTAAACATCGAATCTATCATCAAAGAATTAGAAGATGAAGAAGCAGCGGAAGAAGAAGAGAAGAAAGCAGTAGAAGAATCAAAATCATTGAAAAATGAATTGAGACAAGCAATATCTGTAATCAGAACTTTGAAGTCTACAATCAATGAGATTAACTTATTGAACGCTAAACTTTTATATTCTAACAAATTATTTAGAGGATACAATTTGACTAACGAACAAAAAACAAAAGTTATTGATTCATTCGATAGAACTGGAACAATTCGTGAAGTGAAATTGGTTTACTCAACAATCGCCGAATCTATGAAGATGGGTGGAAGTGTTAAGAAAGTACAATCTGTAAAGAGAATTACTGAAGGAGCTTCTAAACCACAAAAGAGTACAGGTGTAAAAAAACAAATCATCAGCGAAAATTCTGCTTACTCTGATAGATTTAAACAATTAGCAGGATTAATTAAATAACAAATAAGGAACAAAACAAATGGCACAATTTAATTTAAACAAATTAATGGAAGGCAAAAACCCAACTGCGGTTATGCTTGAGCAAACTCGCGGGTTGAAAAACAAGTGGGAAAAAACTGGTTTATTAGAAGGCTTAACTGGTGCAACTGAAGAGCACGGAATGGCTGTAATTTTAGAAAACCAAGCAAAACAATTATTAGATGAGACTACAAAGACAGGTTTTTCAGGTGGTTCTGAAGAATGGTCTGGTGTAGCTTTACCATTGGTTCGCCGTATATTCGGTGAAATCGCAGCAAAGGAATTTGTTTCGGTACAACCAATGAACTTACCATCAGGTTTGATTTTCTACATGGATTTCAAATATGGTACAACTGGAAAAGGATATGGTGATGCATCTAGCACATCATTATATGGTGGAACATCTGCAGCGAAGTTAGGTTCAACTAACGTAGCTCAAAATGGTCTTTACGGTGAAGGACGTTATGCATATTCAGTAAATGATAATTCTGCTATCGTATCTTTCGCTACTGCAGCTAAAGTTACTGCTTTATCTGACATCAATTTTGATTCATCTTTATCGGCTTCAGTTGCTGCTGGTAACTTGTACAAAATTACTTTAACATCTGCTTCAGTTGCAGCATTATCTGCTGACACTAACGCAGTACGTTCATTCTATGTATCTGGTTCATTACAAGGTGGAACTTCTGGTTCAATCAACACTTACTACCCAGCATTGACTACTTACTCTTCTAATGGTACTGTATCATTAATCGTAAGTTCATCAGTATTGGCTTCAGGTTCAACTGCTGCAACTATTGGTTTAGTATATTCTGTACAGCCAACTGCAACATCTCGTGGTGATTTCGAAGATAGAGACCCTATCAACAACCCATCAGGTGGAACTAACTTGAACATTCCTCAAGTAGATTTAGAATTGAAATCAGAGGCAATCGTTGCTAAAACTCGTAAGTTGAAAGCAGTTTGGACTCCAGAATTGGCACAAGATTTGAACGCTTACCACTCAATTGATGCAGAAGCTGAATTGACTGCTATGTTATCTGAATATATCTCATTAGAGATTGACTTGGAAATCTTGGATTTATTGAAAGGAAACGCATTAACTACTGAATACTGGTCTACAAAGATTGGTAATGAGTGGAATGGTTCAGAATTTGCAATTGATGCAGATTCATCTAACGCAAGTGCTTACACTAAAAACACTTGGTTCCAGACTTTAGGAACTAAATTAAACAAAGTATCTAACAAGATTCACCAATTGACAATGCGTGGTGGAGCTAACTTTATCGTTGCTTCTCCAGACGTTTGTACTATTTTAGAATCAATCCCAGCTTTCTCTGTAAACGCTGATAAAGATGCTAAACAATTCGCAGCTGGTGTAACTCAAGTTGGTTCTTTGGCTAATCGTTACACAGTTTACAAAAACCCTTACATGACTTCTAACGAAATCTTATTGGGTTACAAAGGAAATAACTTCCTTGAGACTGGTGCGGTTTATGCTCCATATGTACCTTTAATCTTGACTCCATTGGTGTACGACCCAGATAACTTCACTCCACGTAGAGGTGTTATGACTCGTTACGCTAAAAAATTGGTTCGTCCAGAATTTTACGGTAAAGTATTGGTTGAAGGTTTGGCTAATATCTAATCCAACAATCAAAAGTAAAGTGAAAAGAGAGAGGAGAAATCCTCTCTTTTTTTTGTTTATATGAAAACTATATATTTATATAATATAAAAACAATAGGATTAAAATGGCAAACTCATTACATAGAGCATACGATTTAGATATTATAGCACCGAGTGGTAGTACCAAAGTGATGGTAGTAACGGAAGATGGATTTCAATTTGCATATTCAACAGTAGAAGCAATCCAATCACCATTGGATGTGGCTGGATTAGCAACCGATGCTGATATTACATCTTTAAGCGCATCAATAGCCGCATTAAGTGGTTCGATTGGTGTAAGTGGTAGTTATTCTACACAAGATAAATTCTTCGCAACCAACAATGGTGGTGGACAAAACTTTAAAGTTGGTGATGATGCTTGGATTGGTGATGTAAATCGTTCAAATACAATGCAAGTATCAGGTGTACAAAATGCAGCAACTGGATATATTAAATTTGCAAGTGGTTCTAATACACCTGTAATTGGTTCGAATGGTGCAAATCGTTTAAACATTGCAAATATCCCAACATATGCTAATAATGCAGCTGCATTAGCAGGCGGGTTAGTAGCAGGTGATATTTATATCTATACTGCAAGTGATTTTTTAGCAATAGTTCATTAAAATTATAAATAAAAATAAAATGGCAGAATATAGAGCATATAAAGTATCAACCGTAAGTGGTTCGGTTGCATTAGGAAAAGGAACGGCATATCCAAATGTTTGGGGAGTTATGCGAGGTGAAGGAAACCCAAGTGGTAGTGTAGCATTAGCAGGTGGTGGTGTTATAAATTTAACATCAATTGATAATCATCAAATATTTCCTTGCTACCCGATATATTTAACAATTTCATCAGGTGCAATGATTATTTTGGAATAATATAAATTTACAAAAATATCTAAACCCACTTCGGTGGGTTTTTTTATGTCTAAAAAATAATTAAGAAAAGACTTGACATTCTCATTATTTTTACTTACCTTTACTATGTAATAAGAGTTAAAGATATGAAAATTTTAGATTTTATTTGGTTTGGATTGCGAGTTTTAAAAATGTTAGGTTACTAAACAACAAAGATATGAAGTGGTTTTACAAAGAAATGGGTAGTAGAGATAAAAAGACCCAAAAGTTAAAATACTACAAAGTTTCAGTTGAAGATTGGAAAATTGTAGATTGTAATTGTGAAGCAAGAAGTTTCCGTAGATACACACCTTGCAAACATATGGTTTCCATACATAATAAATTAGGACATAGTTTGTAAAATAATTAAGAAAAGACTTGACTTTCTCATTTATTTTGCTTACCTTTACTAAACATCAGTTAAACATAAATAATTCAATATGAAACGATTCACAGATTTTCATTTTTACATTGCGGCATTGACCGGTGGTTTTGATTTTTTAAGTAAATCCCACATC